TCAGCGCACTATTAGCAGATCGGAGAATCTCGTCGTGTAACGAGGCGAAAGCATATCCCGCTTCATTTGCCACTGCTGCTGGATACCCTGCCCCGCGAAGTAGAGTGTTCCTCGCCCATTCTTCGAGTTCAGCTGATCCAGTACTTCCATCAACTTTTCGCTGTTTCGCCGTGGTGCCGAGTCGTCGAACAGGTTCAGCTGCGCAACACCCTGGCTGAAAAAGTCACCCAGCATTACACCTGCTTTCTGATACCAGTGACCTTCACGCCAGATGTTATCCAGGCAGCGCACTGCGGCATTGATTATGTCGCGAGTGTCCTGTGTTGGCGTAAGTAATTTCACAGACACATTATTGCCGTAATACGGCTCGTTTATTGCGAATGGGGAGGTTTTCACGAAAGCGGAAATATACCGGCAGTACTGGTGTTCACCGCGCAACTTCTCCGCAGCGCGCGCCGCATGACTGCAGATCGCCTGATGCATCTGCTCGTATTCCGTTACCCGTTCACCGAACGAACGTGAGCAGACAATCTCCTGTTTTGATGGTGCAAACTCCTCCAGCTCCAGACATGGTTCGCCGCGCAGCTCCCGCACCGTACGCTCCAGTACCACGTTGAAATGCTTGCGAATAACCCAAGGGGAAGTATCAGCCAATTGACATGCATTCGTAATGCCCATTGCAGTCAGTTTTTTGCTGATACGCCGACCCACGCCCCATACGTCTTCCACTGGAACGATAGACATTAACCGCCGCTGTCGATCAACGTTCGACAAATCCACCACGCCACCAGTCTGCTGCTGCCACTTCTTTGCAGCATGGTTAGCTAGCTTCGCCAGGGTTTTGGTTTTCGCGATGCCAATCCCTACCGTGAGATGTGTATTACGTAAAACAGTAGCGCGGATCTCCCGGCCAAAATCCTCCAGGTTCCGGCAGTTCCTCACCCCTGTCAGGTCACAAAATGCCTCGTCGATACTGTAAATTTCCACGCGGGGGCACATGAGCTCTAGCGTAGTCATCACCCGGTTCGACATATCCGCATACAGCTCGTAGTTGCTGGAAAAGGTGGCGACGTTATAACGCCGGAATAATTCCCGCTGTTTAAAGAAGGGCTCGCCCATCTTTATGCCAATTTGCTTGGCCTCAGCACTGCGGGCGATAACGCACCCGTCGTTATTCGAAAGCGCGACGACAGGCCTGCCCTTTAAGTCGGGTCTGAACACCGTTTCGCACGAAGCATAAAAGCTGTTTACATCCACCAGGGCAAACATATCAACTGGTCGCCTTCACGATGTATGTCACCACGCCGAATAGATCCAGCGTGTCCTCACTACCCACCATGATCGGCGAGTAGATGCTGTTCATCGGGTTAAGCTGCACCGTCGGGCGAAGTTGCAGGACTTTAACGGTAAATTCGCCGCCTACGGCTGCAATGACTATATCCCCGTGTTCAGCCGTTCTGGAACTGTCCACCACCAGAAGGTCTCCGTCACTGATGCCCGCTTCGACCATGGAATCTCCCGCTGCTTTAACAAAATATGTTGCGCTGGGATGCTGGATCATCAGTTCGTTTAAATCGATGCGCTGCTCAACATAATCCGCCGCCGGGGACGGAAACCCACACTGAACAAGACTTGCGTAAAGGGGTAGCGCGACAATGCCGCGCAACTCTGCTGGCGTGTAAAATTCCATGAACAACCACTCCTGATTTTATACTGTTTTTATATACAGTAGTTTCAAAGAGGTTGCAGATCAATGCGGCGGCACCTATCAATACCGCCGCCAGGAGTTAAAGGGTGGATAAGAAATAAACGACAGCGCATGCCAGCACTGGTACAAGCCAGTCGAGCAGGCTGGGCAGATTCCATGCGCGCCAGTCAAACCCACCCCACCACGGCATATTGGCGCGCTTCCCTGCGCCGAACTGAGCGATCCAGCGGTACTCTGCCTGGGTGTGCTCGCGGGCGATGAACCACATGCAGCCTATCGCGCCGCCGGTGCCCCACATTCCTGAAACCAGACCGACAGCGCATTGCACGACGACAGCAATGGCTGCGTGGGCCAGTGGAGAAAAGTCACCCATGGCTTGCCCCCTCAAGCTTTTCGATGCGCGCTGCTAGGCTTGCATGTTCCGCTAACAGACGCTCATAGTTCCGACGCTGCAACGCCGCCTCCAGAGATAAAGCCTCTTCATATCGTATGCCGTAACGGTTACCGGCAGCTTTCACCAGTTTCTTTTCATAAACTGGATCCGCGGGGGCTTCATATTCCTTTTCTACTTCCTCGGTCTCCTGGATAAATACAGTCAGCTTCTCGCCATCATCATTCAGCACGAAATTGCCATGCTGATCCTTCACATACTCCAGGGTGCCAACTGGCTCCTCTTTAATAGCATCCACTTCAACCAGAACCATGTCACCATTCTCACTTCTGACAATGGCTGACTCTTTAACTTTCGTTTTCGTGGATTTTTTGACTGTGAGCAGCTTGGTTTTTACGGTAATCTGACCGACGTTCGTCTGCTCATCGACAAACTGATTGTCCCATTCGTCGTAGCAAAGTAGCCCAAGAGTAAACCCATCAATGCCATGCTTCGTCAGCACATCGCGAACATGCTGAGCAATCAGGCCGAAGTGCCAGCGTGCCCCGTCAGCACCCTTCTCAGCAATCGCATCATCAAACTTGAACATTGTTGACCAGCTGACTTCGCCCCATGCATCCAGTAAAGCATCGGAAATATTCTCCCGGATTGGCTTGTGGCGTTCGTCAGAGGTATTGATGCTGCCGGTTCCGAAATAAGCAGTACGCCCTCGGTATGCCGAGGATCCGTAATCATATACGTTATCGGAACCAGGCCGGATTGTGTGGTCAAAGACAGTGGTTTGCCCGATGAAGCGGTGAGCCAGGGTGCTCCCGTGCACGATTTCATTAGCCGAGCTGATGTAAATAAGCGGTTTTATAGAGCCATTTATGTCAAGGCTGGCAATACTGTGCCCTCGCCCGAGGAGCATGGCCGAATCTGTAAACGCTTTTACGCCTGTCGTATCAATGCCACATCGCACACCAGCATTTGCGCTATTCTCGTCTCTTAACTGGATGTGTGTACCTGCAGGCTGTACCCCGTCTAACCATAACCCTGTTCTCCAGCCAGCTGAAAGCCCACCCGTTGTAATCGCCGCACTACCTTCCCCGGTATAAGCGACATACGAAACGAAGAGACCCTCAACCATCCCCGCGCCCTGCGGTTGACCGCGCTCATCAGTGTTGTTGGCAACACTAATTTCCATGCCAATCGTTTCTGAATCAACACCAGCAGGAAGGTCCACAGCCCGAACGTTTTTAACAACAATCGGGTTTATTCCCCATATTTTGGATGTAGCAACAGACTGATCGTGTCGGGAATGAAATCCGACATACGCTGTGCCACCAATAATAGGGCTGCGGCGATCACCCCCGAGAAACATGCCGCACTGACCCTGAACCTGCTTTGAGTCCAGGCGGAGAGCTTGCCCCATATCTGGCCAGTCAGCGAATGAATCAGAGCCAACAGGCGCAGTATCTTCATCTCTGATTACCATTCGCCCAAATAAGGTCCTGGATGGGATTTTTGCACCATTAGCCGTGCTGGGGCCGGCTAACTTATTTTTTGTGATTGTTGAGCCCGGCGGTAATTCGATAACCGAATTGACGCGATTTACTGGATTATCAAGCTTGAAATTACCTTCGGCCCTCACCTCACCGATGTATGCACCCGCTACTAAAAATGCAGCATCAGAGGAAGCCACACCAGTAGGGTCTGCGCCTCCAGAAAAGCCAGACCACGTTGCTGGTTTTGCTAAGCCACCAATCAAACCAGCCCCACCTGGGGCAGCCAGCTCCTGGCGAAAAACTGCATCTCCTACACTAACGAAATGCGCTGAATCGCTTACCCATGACGCAGCATCGTTGCCTGTAGTCGTGAAAGGAATGTTTGTTGATACAGTCAGTTTCCAGAATGCATCCTGATAACGAATTAGCTGGTTATAGTCAGTGACAGTCAGGGGGCCTGCGGTATATTCACCGATAACCTTATAGCCCGAATTCTGGATGAAATTATTAAACCGTTGTTGCTGGCTGAGTAATTGCGCTGAGAATGCCTGCTCCATGCCAAACATCGTTGGCCGGCTTCTGCCGAAGCGGTCCTTCCAGATGGCTTTGGTGATATCGTTTACAGCAAAGTCCAGATTCTGGGCGTTATCGAAAAGGTCCTTCGGATCCATTGACCCTAATGGATTATTAGTGGCGTATTTGGTCATGCTCGCTCCGGGCATAAAAAACCCGCCGAAGCGGGTCAGATAATTTTGATTTGGTGTTAAGCGGCGTCGCCGGGGTAGGTGGCGTCGTCGTAGGCGTACTTTCCTGGATGGTACTGGATGGCTGTTACCTGACTGATTCCATCATTGCCCGGAGATATTTCCCCCACCAGTGCGTCATACGGCACACGAACTGATGAGCAGAACAGCAGGCGCGGCGGCTCAATATACGGGTCGTTCATCGCCCACAATTCCGGCTCCAGCGCGGCGCTGTACGGCACCGAGATGGTGAAGTCGTCAATGCGTGTCGGCAGAACCATTGCCGATGCCCGGCCATCCTGATGGCGGATGATCACGCGTGGGTTTTCAAACGACCAATCCGGGGCCTCACTGAGGGTCATGGTGATTTTGCTGCTGTCATACTTCATATCGGTAATCAGGCAACTCAGCGTCTGGCTGCCGGGGATGTCGTCGGCCAGCACTATGCGATCCATGAACTCATAGCAGAGCGCATCCATCTCGGTTGAGGTGGTGTGCTGCAGGCGCTGCAGCTGGTAGCCCAGCAACCGGCGCATGCCGATTCGGTAGGCACGGTCCTCGTCAAGAACGCCATCCAGCGTGTAGCTCTCGATTTTCACCGGCGTAGGGTTGCCAGAAAGTCGACACTGCACGGTTTCCTCTGCCCAGGTGGTGCCGTTGATATAGGTCACGTCCACGCCGTCGTAGTCGTCCTGCGACGGGGCCTTAAACGCGGTCTGCAGCTCCTCGGTGGTTTCCTGCGGGGTAATCATGCCTACCCAGGGTTTAATGCCTTCCCTGCCGGCAGACGCCAGACCGTCAGACAACAGGAAATACCCCATCCCGGCGTTGGTTATTTTCTGCAGCACCTCGAGTGCTGATTTGCTCTCACCGCTCGCCCAGTCGAACTTCTCACCGCGTGGCGTCCAGTAGGTTTGCTCAAGCGCGTCAATCGCCGCCGTGTCAATCTGGCTGGCCGTAAACCCCAGCGACTCGAGCACATGGTAAAGCGCCCCGCTGATGCTCCGCGCCGTTCTGCCGCTGCTGTAAATCCGGGTTGGCGTGACGCTTATCCGGCGATCGGACATGGCCGCCAGGCGGTTCCCTGTGCGCACGGTCAGCGCCATGGTGGTGACACCATCGTACTTCGTGGGCCGTTTGCTGAGTCGTGAGCGCAGCGCCTGCCAGAATACCTGGTCACGTGTGCTGCCACCCTTAACCGGTTCTGTACGACGCATCCGAATCTCGTATTGCCCTGGCGACACACTGTAGCGATGCGTAAACCCGATCTGGTTTTCGGTACTGCGTGAATAGAACGGGGACTGCTGCTGCCAGGCGGTGGTACCGACTTTGCGATACTGGATCACCAGACGTACCGGCATGGAACGCTTATTCCCCTGGTCGGTGTAACGCACCAAGCCGCTCTGGAAGTTGATGTTCACTTCGAATGCGTCCAGCGTTTCGCCGTCCGGGCAGGCCAGGAACGGGCCAACCCACTCATAATCGTCACTGACGCCCGTTACGGTCGCATCCAGCAGCGTGCGCTCAGTGAAGCCAGGCCACGATGGATCCGGCGTCGTGATGGTTTCACCGCCCGGGCCGGTGGTGACCATGAGCCGCTCAACGGTAATGGTCTGGCTGTCCACATCGGTGATCCGGAACTGATTACCGGCGAGCCCCAGAGAGAAGCGCTGAATGCCTTCCGGCAGTCCGGTAAACGGCGTGCCGGTGGCGCTGTTGTAGGCCAGAGTGATGTGCGCCCGAACTTCCGCCGTGCCGCCTGTTGATTTCACACCTGCCGTATTAACCGGTGCATCACCGAACACAGCGACGGGTAACGGGCTGTTAGTGATGGACCCGCCAGCAAACGGGCTGCTGGCCTCGCCGATTTCAAGCCGCCCGCTGTTATCACGCGCGACCAGGCCGGAACCTGATAGCTGGGAGGTGATCGAAGAAACCAGCCCTGACATGGTGACGTAGTTGGTAACCAGCGATACCGGATAAGTCGTGCCCTGCCAGCTAATGCTGAACGTTACAGGCGTGCTGCTGAAATCGTAGGTCGTCGGCGCGGCGTTAGCGGTGATTCTGGCGGCGCTACCGCCTACCCCCGGCACTGCCGGAACGCCAGGTGCGTAGCTGGCGATCACCAGGTCGTAGTCGTTGCCGTTATAGTTGAGGGATACCGGAAGACCAACGGAAGGCGCCAGTTCCTCCACCCCGCCATAAATCACGCTGTAACCGCCGGACGACACGACCGTATAAGAGCTTGGAGCCAGTACGGTGATCACCGTTCCGACAGTCCACGACGGCGGGATCTCCTCATCGCCAGACGACGATACGTCCACCAGAGTGATGGAGTTCCCGGACACGACCAGCGCGTCAGCGATAATACTTACCGTCTCCGGGCCGCTTGAGCCAAGGTCCAGCCCGGCGGTGCCGGAACCCGTATTTCCGACCTCTGGTGAGTTGAACCAGTTTTCGGTACGCGTGTCGCCAGATACTGTCGCGCCTGGCGGGTAGATGGTGTAACGCACGTCGGTACCGAACGCGGAGATTGGCGTATTACCGATCCGGATATCTGACTGGTTAATCACCATATCGCCGACGCCCACGCACAGGAACATGCTGGTTTCCATGCTGGTCTCGTTAACGAATCGGCTCACCGGCTGCACGACATAATCAGGCCAGACGCGGTATCTACCCAATATTTCCCTGATCGCTTCTCCTAACTTTGCCGCATTCGCCTTCGCCGGGTTCAGGTCAATCTGGTCACCGTTTCCGGGCTGGGAAGCGCTGCCAGGTTGCGACATAGTGCTCATCATGTAGATAGAGTACGCTGCCGACGCGACGGCGATAGCTACTGCGGTCCATACCAGCCAGGCGGGAGCTGCCGGCCCGAACGGAACGGGATAAAGTCGCACGTCATCATCCGAGGCAATGATCTGCTTATCCCACTCTCCAGGAGGAATCGATACACCATTCAAATCTAGCGCCACCGGGTGAGTCATATCAGGGCGCCAGCCCTGCACGTTTCTGCAAAACCAGTCAGCTATGGTAGTGCGTGCGTGCTGATGAATCTCCAGCGGTTCGCCTTCAAGCCGGGATGGGTAAATTCGGATCGTCACTTATAGAACTCCACTTTGACGTACTGCCGGATAAAACGCGCCAGCGGCAGGATGGTTACGTTGCGTTTGGGGTTTGCCTCCAGGATATGCAACGCCCCGTTCACGTTGACAGCAATCCCCAGATGCGTGACCAGGCCAGCGGTATAACAGGCCGCCACCGCCCCCTCTTCCGGCTCGCATTTCTGAACCCTGCTTCGGAAGCTGTTGTAGGTGTCATTCATCTGACAGCCTTCGTTAATAACCCCCTCAAACACAGGCCAGTCTGGCAGGCCGAGATCGCGCCGCACTTCATGGATTACACCGTAACAGTCCAGAATCGGGTAAGTTCGGCCACCCATACGCCAGGTAACGGATAGGTATTTGTCAGGATTGAACATGCTGATTTCCTACTGCAGGTAACGAAGTCCCGGGAAGTCCGGCAGCGTGTAGCGATAGCGCGGCCACGCAGTCTTGAGGATGTTCAGGAATCCAGCGGTGATCTGGACCTCTGTTGCTTTCCAGTACCCGTCTTTAATCTGAAGAACAATAGGTGGCGAAGCTGGCGCATCCAGCTGCGTTGATATGTACTGCCGCATGATCAGCGTGCCGTTGTTCAGGTTAGCCAGGGCGTTGCGTATTGCAGTGGAAACGATGCCGTCAATGTTGCTGATGGCGAACTGTAGATCCTGCGTGCCGTCCTTGTTTTTGGATGGTAGCGCGACGGCCATGGCTGCCGCCTGGAATGTCACCGTGGCCCCTGCCTCCGTAACAGCGGTAATATCCTCGAAGTTCTCGACCAGCCAGTAATTCTGCCCACCGACGGTAATCTGCAGCGTATTAAAAAGTATCTCGCTGCCGCCGCTGGCGTACAGCCTGTCCAGAATTGTCATGCTTCTGGCCACTCCTTGTTGAGCGCATAATCGATGATGCTCTGGCCGACAATAAACTCAGGGAAATTACCCCAGCCAGGCGGCAGAATAGGACGTTCCCACAGTTCCAGAGTTGCCGTGAATTTCCAGAACCCTAACCCGAACAGCACCGGCCCGTCGTAGATATCCTTGAAACGGCAGACGTAGTCACCAACGCCCATTGGCGTGCGCATGCGCATGTTGAACCATGCTGCGCCGTCCGTAATCACATCCCTGAACCACACCTCAAAGAGCTGCGCCTGGGCATCATTAAACACCCATGAAACACCCGCCTCAGTTGGAACCGAGGTGTATTTGCGGCGCTGCCGCGTGCGGCCGGATGTCATAGTGGAACGCTGGAGAGGGCTTACCGGAGTGAATCCATGCCCGGAACGCTGAGGCATTGGCAGGTACTGGTGCGGGAAATCAATGGTGCTGCTGATCCCCATGGGAACTCCTTATGTGAGGCGTTGACTGGTGTTGAAGTTATTGGTCAGCGCGTTGGACAATTTGCCCTTACCGCTGGCGACATCGCTGACGGCCATGGCGTATCCCTGCTGCGCCCCGCGCTTAACTGCGGCCTCGAGCATGGCTTGTTGCTGTGCGGAGTAGTCACCGTTTAGATGGATAACCGGGCTGAAATGGAACGCCCCGCCACCACCGCCGATATCCCGGTTACTGATCACGCGACCGTTATCACCGGGGATCATGTACTGGCTGCCATTGCTGGCTTTGAAAATCTCAGGCTTGCCGCCCTCGCCCACACGGTACATGGAGCTGGCTGATACCGGGCCGCCGTGTTCGCGGGCACCGGCTACAGCTAACCCCTTAGCAGACAGAATGGAGGCCGCATAGGCCGATTGACCAACAGCAGCGGCGCTGCCGTAGGTGGCGATTGACGCACCCATAGCAGCAGGAGCCCATGCTGACGCGGCAGCAGTTGCCTGCGCCATCGTTGACGCCAGAGATGCCGCCGCCGCGGCCTGACCCATCACCTGGTTTTTAACCCACTGCATACCCATTTCAACGAGGCTTCCGATCACGCTGTTGATGATGGTCGAGCCGACGTTAGCCATTGCCTCCTGCAGGCTCTGGGTGCCGTTGATTAATCCCGTGAGGGCATTGGTTGCCCCGCTCTGCAGGCCTTCCAGCGAGGTAGCCAGCAGTTCATTACCAGTGCTCTGATTACGGTAAATCTCCCACTGGGCGGCGATGCGCGCCTGCTCGTACTCTGTATTCGCTGCATTCATCAGCTCAAGGCCGCGCTGGGTTATCTGACCCTTTTGCGTTTCGAACTGCTGGATCAGTGCTAGTTGCTGCGCGTGCTGGTTTGCCAATTGCTGAACGGGGTCAACCTCACCTTTGGCGGCCTGCTCCGGAGACACCACCTGCTGTGCTCGGATTTTTGCGAGGTTGATTTGGTGTTGCTGGGTCAGCTTTTCAGTGGAGGAGTTGTATTCCTTAAGGTCAATTTTCCCAGCGGTTAATGCCGCCTTCAGATTCTGCATAGATTCGGCGTAAGATTTACTCTCCGCTTGCTCCGGCATGGCCTTAAGCGCTTCCGTCACTCCTTTAGCGGCAGCGGCTGCATCCCACGCCTTTGCCTTGTACTCACCCGCTAATTTTATCTGCTCTTCAGTTGCGCCTTTACCAAGCGACTGTTGAGCGGTAAGAATGGCATGCTCGCGGCTCAATTCCTGCGTTGAACCGGCCGCCAGCTCTGCCTGCTGCTTGAGATTTTCCAGCTTCTGAGCGATGGATTCGGCAGCGGAAGCGGATTTTTTTGCCTCAGATGATGCGGCCTTATCTTCTTTTGTCTGATCTTTCTTGGCTTGCGTTAACCGATCAGTGGCAGCGTATGTATCTTGAAGGCGGGCGATGGCAAGCGGATCGGTAGTTCCCGCGTCCTCGGCATCATAGGCTGCCTGCTGTCTAGCTCGAGCCTCACCCTCAAGCTTAGCTAACGCCAGTCGGCGCTCGGCTTGCTTAATAAGCTTCTCGCCCTCCTTGCCACCCCAGTCTATTTTTAGAGCCTCTGAATTAAACTCTTTGAATTTTTCCGTGGTTTGCCCGAGCTTCATTGCCAGAAATGCTTGCGTCCCCCCAAGGAAAGAGGCTTGTTTTTCTGCTTCAGCGGTAGCCAAAGCGTTATCTCTTGCCGCCCTCATCTGTTCGACGATGCCTTTATTGACCTGGATGTTCATCAGGTGAAGGGCTTCTTTGGTTTGTCTCAACCTGGCCGTGTCACCATCCAGATCTCGATACTTTTTAGCCAATTCGTTTGCAAGCTCATTGGCAATGCGTATGTGACCGTTATTCTTTTCATCACCGCCACCCATTTGAGCGGCCAAATCAATGCGCTCTTTATATTTACTATTTAGCTCATCAATACTCGACTCTAGTTTGGCGATCCCTTCTTCCTGCGCTTTGATAGAGCTGACGGTATCAGCCCTTACTCCCTGTGCCTGAGCAAGGTTCATGTCATTCAGGCGCTTGATTACTTCAGGGATGGTGTCAGCGAATGCGATCGCCTCTTTCCTTGCCTCTGCCTGCCGCTGCGAATACAGGTACCAACCGGCGGCAACAATGGCTATTACGCCAATGGGACCACCCAAAGGGGCGGTAACCGCATTCACCACTTTCATTGTGTTAGCAAAAGTTATTCCCGTAGCAGCTACTTTGGCTTGTGATGCTGCCAACGCATTATTAGACAGCGCAGCTTCAGAGGAGGTTGCGACATAAATACCACGCAGACGTATCACATTTTCAAGAGCTATTGCTTCAGCTGCGGAGCCTTTTGCTACGTTGTACTCAGCGGTAGCAAGATTAAGGGCTGACAGAGCTGCGCTTTTATCTGCCGCCGCCTTGCGAGCTGTAACCGACGCAGCAGCAGCCTCCTGCTGTGCGGCTTGCCTCGTTGCAATTATTCCCTGAAACGTTTCTCTCGCCTTTGATACTTGAGCAGCTGTTGCCATCGCCATGGCACCAACAAATCTGCCACCCATAATTGCTGCCACCCCAATTAAAGCCCCACCCAAAACTTCCAGGTTTTCGCTTATCGTAATGACCGAGTCACGAAAGCCCGCGGCGAAAGACTTAACCGTGGAGTTTTCGCCAAAGAACTTCGTAACGTTGTTGCCTGCAACCTGCAACCCCTTGGCAATTGATACAGTGGTTTTTTCGAACTCCTTGCCAATTTCATCACCCTGAGAAAGCAACCCGTTCACAATCACGTCCGTGGTTAACTTGCCTTCTGCTGCCATCGCGCGCAACTGGCCGATGGATACGCCCATCGAGTCAGCCAGCGCAATCATCAGGCGACTGCCCTGCTCAGATACCGAGTTGAACTCTTCGCCACGCAGTACGCCGGAGGCGATGCCCTGAGACAGCTGAATAATGGCGTTCTCTGCCTCTTGCGCTGTCGCCCCGGATACCGCAAAGCCCTGGTTGATAATCGTCGTCAGGCGGGCCAGGTCTTCCGCGCTGGTGTTGTAGGTACGGGTGCCACGCTCCAGGCGCGAATACAGCGTTGCCGTACCGTTCAGCGTTGACTGGGTAGCCTGGCTTATATCAAATATGCGCTGCATGACTTCGGCTTGAGTTTCGCCGGTGCGAATCGAGTTAGAGACTTTATTATTCAGCTCAGTCCAGGCGTCGGCATAGCTTGATACCTGCTGAACCGACAGCGCGGCGAGCAGGCCCTTAGCGACTCCGCTAAGGCTGGACATCGTGCGCTCAATTGACCCGATAGAGCGTTCAGTGCGAGTGACACTGGCCTCAAGACGGCCCATGCTGCCATTCAACCCATTCAGTGCGGCATCAACATCCCTACGCCCCTGAATCAGGCGGGCGGTGTCCATGTCCACTTCGTAAACAATCGTTCCAGCGCTGACTGTACCAGCCATACTCTTTTCCCCAGGCATAAAAAAACCCGCCGAAGCGAGGTTTTTTCAGTTAATTAGATTATTTTTTAATTTGGTCTTTCCTCAAAGGAGGCAAACCATTTTTCGATCTTGCTTCGTTTACAATTTTTACCGTATAAGATGGGACTCTTACATCATATCCAGCCCCTGCGCAATGTGCCGATATAACGTCCTGGCTGCTAGCCTCTCCGGTAGATTTATTGAAGTTTAGAGACAGGGCCTTGTACTCACCCTTGTCGTTTTTAATCAAGAAAACGGCAAAAAGTTTCTTTCCTATATATGCTCCATAGGCATTCTTACCATTAACTAGGCCGCAATATACAAAGCTAGACTCTACCGGATAATCATTGAAATATATCTTAGCAGCATCAGGATCCATCATTTCATCTCTGATGGTGCTTTCCACCGCCGCTTTCTCTTCTGGTAATAATTCTCTTGCGAAAGAGTCAACTGACAAAAATGTTAATACCAGAATTAAAAAAAACCTTCTCACATCCCTATCCCCATTAGTAACAAGTCACCAAATCGTAGCGGGGAACCGGCGCAATGGGAAGCAAGAAACCCGCAGTTAAGCGGGTTGCATTATGATTGGCCGAAAACTAGGCCGATTGGCTGACTTTTCAGCCGATTAAAAAAGCTTGCGTAAATCTACGTTATACACCGCCATCCACGCGGCGCGAGGCCAGGACTTCACAGTGCCGAAGCGCGGATCTTCAACCTCATGCGGCTCGGCAGCATTCTCTCGGCACCACTTACGCAGTGGCTGCCATTTGAATTTCTGCCCGAGCTTCTTCTCTACGGGGATGATGGCGGCGTAGTTTTTGCCTTCACCGATGCGTTCTGCCAGCTTGTTTTTGGCACGAACAGCTGCGGAAGCCGTTGCCATGGCGGTGACTTCGCGCTTCTCAGATATCCAGCGCTTCTCTTTCACTGCGCGGTCACGCTGTTCAGCAATGATGCGGTTCTCTTTCACTTTCGCCAGGAGGTCTTCAAGAGCCTCCTCATAAGTGAGAGGGATTCCTGCGGTTGGTGTCGGACGGAAATACGAATCCTCCAAGCGCTCGAAGAAGGACCACGCCTCGTCAGTATCGACAATCTTCGACATCCGGGCGGCGCCTTTCTCCGTCCAGAGGGTCATCGAGCGAGCTTTGCTGGAAATTTGTGAGCCAATGTTATTGGCCCGCAAATCTTTTAATGCATTGCCCTTCACGACGAAGCAGTGAACACCTTCAACAAACCGATCTTTGTTGTTGGTCAAGTTCATACGGATGTTTTTCTCTTCACACCCGTAGCCAGAGGCAAGCATCTCCGTGGTAACAACACGCATACCAGACCATTCCAGCACAGGGAATGCTTGGGGATCGACATTACGCTCGTGAACTGCTAAATTTAATGAAGTCATTCGTTGGTCCTTATGACACGTTTCATTGAAAGCCGGTAGCTCGAACTATCGGCTTTTTCTTTTTGCGCCATCCCATGCGCCCATCAGTGAATCCATCCGTCTTCGCCGCGGAGTTTTGCCAGCACAGGCTGAGCGCGACTCACGACGAAATTCGTGTTATCCAAGTTTTGTGTTTCTCGGAGTAAAATCTTTTTGGTTTCGTCCGTCATGTACCTGGTTTCATGTGCGATATCGCGCAGCTTGCCTGAAAGTTCAGATCCCAGTTCGCGCATCGCAGGGTAGAGCTTCTTGCTGATCTGCTGACTCTTTTCCATCCAGAGCTGCAAGTAACAAAGACTCACCAACTCCTCATCAGAAAACTGCTTAGCGATCGGTGAGTCCTGCACCTCGCGATCCAGAATGTCCAGCGCCCAGCGCCGAAAATCTTTGGCCTTTGGTGTTGAGGCAAACATCGCAACCAAATGAGCGCCTCGCAGTGAATAAACCCTGACCGATTTGTTACGTAAGCTATTGTTTATCCCGTTGACCTTCATATTGAGGGTCAATGACATCGACTCGGAAAATTCATCAGCATTACGTGCATAAATTTGGCTGATGGCATCAGTTTTTTTATAACCGAGTGCCTTCGCCAGTTCGGTGGAGGTAAACCAGATAGACCCGCCTTCTGTTACTGGGTTAAATGCGAATCCTTGGAAGTTGTAATCTGATTTTGCTACAATATTCATGTCGATATTTCCTTCTCTGGATTTGTTCGATAAGAGGCCCAGGGTGTTAGCGCACTTCTGGGCTTCGCTGCATTTAACCTCTGACATTCTTTTCTCCACTAAACCCATCCTTTGACAGAGATTCCTTGAGCCTGTAGTAGATCTCCGCGTTCATAGAACGCCCGTTTACTTCCGCTGCCTTACGAACCAGATCCATGTCGCTTTTTGGCATCCTTACATTAAACACTGGCAATGTTCTCGCCCCCTTCATTATCTTTCTCCTATGTCATACCACGGTGGTCTTATTGCTAATAATGATACCACCGTAATAGTATGTCAACAATTATCGATGGAGGATTTATGGCTAGAGATGACCCACAATTCAACTTGCGCATGTCACAAGATTTGAAGGACATGATCGCCAATAGAGCCAAGCTAAATGGCCGCTCAATGAACACGGAAATAATCCACACTCTTACTGATAGCTTTAGCACCGAAATCAGAGAATACGCCGAAGAGGAGTCGGGACGCCTTGTGGTCATGTACCGAAAGCTCAGAAATAAATTGCCATCCAATGAGGAGGAGCTTGTCGAATGGAATGAAAGGCTGCTTGAACTTTCGTTTTATTTCATGAAGAAAATAACTGATTATTCAAACAACTATGAAATACTGAAAAATCTAAAAGAAGAGGCCGAAGCTTGCGCCTCAGGAAAACCACCTCAAGACATTGACGACTGATCGTGCGCAGTTATCTATTGAAGCCCACCTGAGTGGGCTACTTCTGCTGAGCCAGGCGTCGCGCCTTCTTCGCAAGGTATTCATCAGCAACCGCGTCGTACTCGTCTTTTGTGAAGCCTTTCTGGTCGGGATATTTGGCGGCGATCAGTAGCGTAAATTCCGTCATCGACAGCTGCTCGGCTTCGGCCCGGCTCATGCCGAAATGATTACGCGCTGCGCTTACATATTCGAAGGCATTAAATTCGTTAGTGGCCTCGCCGCCTTCGTGTCGCTGAAGCTTGCGCACCTTCGCTTTGCCGATGATGCCGTGCGTTATCAGCGACTGCGCAATCACCAGCATGTCGAATTCATCCATCGATCCCCGGCGGATTTTAAACGCCTTTCCTGATGCTTTTGCTGGTCTAATCTCTCCGATTAACTGCGTCACATCATGGTCGCAACAAGCCGCCAGTACCGTCATGGCCGCCATAATTGCCTTCCGCCCGTAACTGGTCGATTTAATATGCTTAATCAGCCACTCAGGAATCAGTCCATACACTTCAAATGCTGATTGCAACACATTTGAAATCTCGTCGTGATGCAGTTCGTAGAACGCCTGCACGATCTCTTTCGGTTCGCCGATGCGCGTCATATTAATGAACGATGGGCGGAAGAAGTATTCTTTCTCACCGACGCTGATAAGGCATTCGCCAATCTCTTTCATGGGGATCATAGCTAAATCCTGTAACAATCATTTTCGGGGCCACCAGGTGGAAGCCCCTGAAATGGTAACTACGAAGCCGTAACGGTTACCGCGGAAGTTCCGACCTTCCCGCCGTCTGTAGTGGTAAATGTTGCGTTACCAGTGCCCGCAGCGACGCCAGTGATCAGGCCCGACGTGTTGATGGTAAACTTCGATGTATCAGAAGATGCCCAAGTACCGGTTTTATCGGTAGCATCAGCAGGTGATACGGCCGCAGAAAGCTGCCGCGTCGCGCCAACAACAACTGATGTGGTGGCTGGCGTCAGTACAACGCCGGTTACAGGCACTTCGTCAGGGGTCAGCTGCACATCAATGGTGTCAGAATCAGCAACTTTAAATTCAGTGGATAGCGTAACGATGTCATTACTACCACCATCCGAACTGAGTGCGGTGATAACCATGTAACCCTGGAATTGCACCGGGCCATAATCCATGAACACCCAGATGGTAGGCTGACGTCCTGCCTTCACTTCATCGTTGTAATATTTGATGAAATTGCCAACGCCGAATTGATCAAGCTTGTCGCGCTTACGCACCTCACCTTCAAAGCTGATGGTGAAATCCGAGTTAGTTACGATATTTTCAACGTATCCCTTCGTGTCATCAGCATCGCTGGTAACAGTGTTTGGGCTGAAGTCGAAACCCTTTGAAGTGCCAGCCATAAGAGCCTGACGCTCGCTTTCCGGTGGGACGGCATCAGGGCAGCCCAAGGCTACCTCTAACACAACGGCACGACCAAATAGCTTACTGTTGTCAGTAGAGCAGCCTTGCATAGTTACTTACCTCTTTGAAATGAAAAAGGCCGCCGAACGGCAGCCTGCTGATTGTGCTTACTCCCCGTAGAGGCAAGCGAATTGAAGTCGGAAAACTATCCTTCCCTCTTCGGTTAATATCGGTGGCGGGATGCCCCCCATATTTTCGATATGGCCGACACAGCTATCGGTGATGGGGTTAGCCTGGACGTAGTCAACGATACGCTGCACAGCATCTACAGCAGCTTTTCGCTTATCTTTTGCACCAATGACATCCACGATAACGTGATACTCAGATCCGAGGTCATTACGGATATTGGCCCCTCCATTTGGACGGAAAACCATCACCGCTTCTGCCAACTTCCCCGGGTCTTCATACATCAACTGCTGCACCGTAAATCCTGCTGTCAGCCCTGCTCCAACGAAGAGGTTACGCACCCGTTCATATATCATTGGCGTCATAACGAAAGCTCCTTAGCAACAACAGCATCGATGGCGCTGCGCTCCTCTTCAAAGCCAAGAGTAAGGAATTCTTTCTTGGCCGTGGAGCGCCGGAATCTCTGAGGGTTTGCAGGGTCGTGGACAAATACTGCGTAATTAGTTGAATAGCCCACTCGCCCGGTCACAACGGCGCCGTTAGTGATGATTTCCCTGAATTGACTGTTCAGAAGAGCTGACGTGTCGATCGGGGTGTACAGTGCCGCCCGCGCACCGCCAATCAGCATTGCCGACTGCAGCGCCCTGATTACCTTCCGCCCCTGAATGTCGTTAATGATGCGGTTAGTGTTGCGCACTGCCCGTTGGACACCTCGCAATTTGATGCCCATGGCTACACCCCTGTCAAAATCGCATAATCGTCCGCCACTCGGTCGAATGTGTCAGCGTAGCGGATGACCTGCCGCACCTCATCAGCGCCAGCTGCAACCGGATCGGCCTCGGTCGAAACGCCAATCAGCAGATAATCACCCGCGGCCGCCAGCGCATACTCGCTCCAGACGGTATTCTTAACTACTATTTCTGCCCCGATACTACCAATGCGTTTGCTGAGCCCGCCCTCGTAATCACAGGGGATTTGCTCAGGAGGCGCATAGCCCAGCGGATCGCCGTATTCGTCAGCGCCTTCCAGCTTTCGCCAGATAGTTGCCGTGGCCGTGTAAGACCAGTTAGCCGTTGCCGACATCAGCCCTCCTTCCAGCGCAGCACCTTCGCGCCGGTCGCCCGGATGCGCGGGCAGTTGATATGCCACTCGCCGTCCGATTTAACGTAGCCGGTGGTCTCCCGCCCGGTGTCGGTCATCACCCATACGCGGGTGAACGAGCGCGGCAGCCCGTGCTTAACTGATTTGTACGTCGTCATTTGTCACCGCACATGCAGCCGCCCTTCCCGATCCAGATACCAGCGAATGCCGGGGCGGCGGTAGGGTCGGCAGGAATCAGGGCAGTAGCGCAGCCGTACTTATCAAGACCACGCAGAAGGTTTAACGACCCCTTCCAGCGGTCAGAAAAGGATTGATAGCGGAAAGATTCTGATGCCCCGCTTGGCGCGGTATGGCTGGACACGTACTTGTCACCCTGCCCCAGCGCCATCATTCCCAGCAGGTAGGACTGAATCAGCAGCGCGGTAGCCGGTGAGTAATGCGAATCAAGGCATTCCTGAATGCTGTTGGCCTGCTCTACGAGCGCCTCTAAGATGAAGTCAGGCAACGTGATACCGACTGACTTCAGATATTCCTTGGCCTGTTCTGTGGTGATCATGCGAGCCTCTGAAAGCCCTCCGGAGAGGGCATAAAAAAACCGCCTTAGCGGCGGCTGTTATTCAGCGGGGAAAAGCTTTTCGAGCTCGCCTTCCGGCAGCAACTCAGACAGCTTTTCAGCCCCCAGATTGCCTTTGAACTCAATGCCCAGCTCAGTAAGGCGTTCCTGGATAACCTCTTTGCGAGATTTTTCACCGGTACCGCCTTCTGGTGTCGCTGGAGTTAACTGGCTGCCAGCCTCGCCCTGCATCAGACGGACGTTGGATTTCAGCGCCGGGTGAAGCTCTTTCATCTCCACCACGTCGCCAACCTTCACGCCGAACCATGGGCGCACAACTTCGTATTTAGCCATGCTGTTTCCTTACGCCAGGTTCGCGCCGTACACAACGCCAGACAGGCCCTGATCGTCTGCGGTAATTTGCAGACCTTCAGCAGACATGATCTGGAAGTTGTAGTTAACGTTAGGCAGTGGGCGCGGCAGCGGAACAACACCTACGGCCATGCCCACCAGTGGAGAGATCACGTCACGGCGACGAACGTACGCGATAAACTCGTTACCGGTCAGCGCGAAGCTCATGCGGATTTCTTTCACCGGCGCGAACGGCAGAACCGCCTGCAATACAGTGCCGCTTACAACGCCATTCACCACGTACGGCTGCGCGAGGTTTGCCCAGATTTCCGGGGAAACCCACATTACATCGTATGCGGCGACTTTGTTCGTGCGGGCGGTAGTACCGAATGCGCCTTTACCGAAGAACGCAAAGAGCGCGGTCATGTCGGCAGTAGTAAGGTCGATATTCGCGCCACCAGCACCGGAACCGAGGTTAATCTTCTTGGTGTTTCGGTGGTTCTTAATGCCCTGCGCCGGGTAGGACTGAACCTGAATTTTTGAATCGCCGTTGAGGTAGTAGTTAACGCGCCTCTGGTTGAACTTGCGCATCTTCGCCATCTGCGAATCCAGCACCAGATCAATGCCTACAGAGTTAAGGCCAGCAGCATGACGCCAGTTAACACCATAGCCAGCAGTGAACACCGGAATCGGGTCGCCGTCGCTCGCGTAGTCAGTGTGGTCGAAGGAGAACGGCGCCTGGCCATCGATGCTTACTGACACGTCGTCAGCGATGTCGCCTACCACGTTATACAACTTGGCGGTTTTACCGACCGGCAGCACCGTCTGAACGCCGATCAGGTCGTTCACGATTTCCATGCCGATTTCTTGATCGCGCAGCTGGAGCACCTGACGGTCAATCTCAGCCCAGAAGTCACGGGAGAAACCGCCAACTGCGTTACAGGCCAGCATGTCAGCGGTCATCATCGCGCGGTTAGCCGCAATGATGGAATCGTTCTGTAGGTTCCACATGTTGCGGTTTGCCCACAGCTCACTCCAGTGCCCGCCAAGGCGGGAGTTAGTCGCCAGCGTCTCTTTTGAGAAGTACATATGTTTTTGTCCTTTTGTTACGCGCCAGCAGCGGCGGCAGTGCCAACGCGCATGCGCACGCGGATGAAGTCGGTGGTGCTGGCCGCGATGGTGTATTCATCCTGGCTGTATCCGATCACTGAATCAGTGTCATCGGTTGCCAGGGTAAACTGACCGGCAGTGCCCAGCTTGATTGGGCTGTCTTTCTTGTACGCCCCAGGAAGGCAGCGTAAAGCCAGTTCACGGCCTTCTTCGACGTAGTTGCCGACGGCGGAATCACCCGACGGGATTGCTTCTGTGATGGTCAGTCCTTGATGGTAACCGACATCGATGATGTACAGGCGGCCGGTCAGCGCAGTGGCCTGGGCAAACTTATCTGAGGAGTTGATGGTTGCCGCAGTGCCTGGAAGTAGCTCGGCGGCCGTGGTGCGGGTTTCGGTCTTGTACAGAGACTGACCGTCGATATTAACGCGACGATAACGTGCCATTAGTCCGGCTCCTTATTTGAAGTGTTCTTCTGCGGCAGGTGCGCCGGTTTCTTTCGACTGCTGTGCGTTGTTGGTGCCCAGCGGTGCTGCTTCGCCCAGCGACTTAAACATCACGTCCAGCGCATCTCCTGACAGCGCGTTAGCAACGACATCACCGTGCTTCGCGGCTACCGCTTCACGCTTTGCCTTCTCTTCGGCGCGTGAGTTGGCAGTCAGGGTCTCAGCGAGCTTGTCCTGGTGAGCCTGCAGGCCGGTGATCGCATCCTTAATCGGATTCAGGGCATCGGCGAAGTTAGCGGCCAGGCCTTTGCCGATTTCGCTGATCAGCTCTTGTTTCTCTTCAGTGGTTAAAGGCATGTCGCCCTCCGTTTTGTGGTTTGGTGCAGGCTGTTCCTGCGGTGTGAAAAGAGATTTGAATTTGTTGGCGACAACGGTCACCCATGACTCCTGCCGCGCCACTGCCGTGCCGGTATCGTCGAAGGTGATCGCACCTCCTTCCGACTTGTAACCAAACACCTCTGCATTTCCGCCGTTACGGATGATCACAGCCTGAGAGTCAGTGAAGTCAGCCACCCAGGCGTATTCATCTGGCCCGGACGCAAACTTAGCTTTGGCTGCCCGGTCGAGGCGCTGCTCACGCTCTCTGTAGGATTCACCCACCAATGCGCCTGAATTGGCCATCAGCGGCTGAGCGAGGTCAGCGTTGACCATCAGGCCTACTCCCTGCTCCGGCGTCGCTGCGCCCACCTCATGCAGCAGAATGGCGTCATGGTCCATACTGTGGATCTTCGCCACCCATCCGGCGCCGGTAGCTCGTTGCTGTTCGTTAGGCTCAAGCTGGTCGAGGAATGCCGCGACACTGGTATGAATCGGTGGAACGTCATCACCACGCTCGATAGCTGCCACACGCTCAAGTAGCTCGCGACCGCCTTCCGACTCTTCCGCCCGCGCAACATCCACCCACTTCTCGACGTAGATACGATTGCCGGACTTCTTAACGTTTCGGTTCCACGCACCTACATAGCCAACGTTCAAGCCCTCAGGTGAGAACGCAGAAACGAATTCACCGTTAACCTGCGGATGACCAAGTGGCGCCAGAGTGCCTTCCAGCCCCTGATAGTGGGCGTCGATCTCCTCCGCCGTGTACAGACCGCCGTTCATGACTACGTTGGCCGGCAGCGTGTAGCTCGGAAGCACCAGATGCTCACGGCCATTATGCGTTTCACGCCTGATAGACTGGCTGTTCACCTTCGTGGTGATGTTTACCTGCATAGCTATTTCTCCGCCCAGGCGTAACCGCGCGCCTGCATCGTTTTGTATTCCTGTTTGAGTTTGGTGATGGTGTCCGGGTACTCCGGCTTTCCTTCGTCGTCGACCAGCACCGACTGCTGACTGCATTTGCAGTTGATGGAGTTACCATCCTTGCTGTACCAGTCCCTCACCTCTTCGTTGGTATAGAGGTGAGCATGACGCACCGCATGTGTATGGCGGGTAGTCGCCGACAGTGCGGAGATATGAACCAGTAGCGTTTTTAGCCCGTAAAGGTCATTGGCCTCCTGGTCCTCATCCCACTTCGCCCGGCGCAGCGCGGTAGTCACTTCAGTGCGTGCTATACGGTTTGCCCGGCGCTTCTCGATGCCTGTCTGGTCTGTCAGGTTGCGCGCAATATCCAGCGGATTAAGCCCGCGCCCCACGCCATCAGTAAGCACGCGCGCCATATCTCGCTTAACGTCAGCAGTCAGCCCCTTCATTTCCTCAAACACACGGGCATGCACCAGCGCCATGCGTTGCTGGTATGGGTCGCTTGCGAGGATGGACGCCAGCGACTCACGCCCGGCTGCGTACACCGGGGACTGCTGGCTGAGGTTGTAGAACGACTGCCCGGTCCCTTTCTCCGAAGCCAGATCGATGTACTCGTAAAACCACAGGTCGTAATCGCCACCTTCCAGCAGCACCTGATCAACCAGGTAACTGGCATCGTTCAGGATGATGGAGAGTAGCGTTGGGTTTAACTGGTATTCGTATCGTGCGTTTACTGCGAGGGAGGAAGGTATTTTGTCGAGTGCTGATTTGTACGCCTTGCCAATCTTATTCATCCGCCTAGCGAAGTCTTTCATTGCCCGGCGTTCCAGCGCATCGGCCCCAGTCGGATCCTGATAGTTACGCGGCAGAATCGGTGGCTTCGTCTTCTTCGTCGCCATCCTCTTCTCCTAATGGAAATTCATCGACGTTTTCATAACCGGCAGCAGTGCGAATTTCTTCACGACTAAAGGCTGGATTTTCTCCGCTCCCCTGGAACGTCTGGTTAATCTCTGCCATGGTTTTGGCATTTGCGAGTTTCTCAGTTCCAGTCTGTTCGTTGAGGTCATCCCAGATAACCGTCTTCTCGCTGACTGCATCAATAATTTTCAGGTCGATGAGCTTGTCACTGAAGTCTTCAATTTCGAATGACAGGTCACCGCGCCGTGACTGGCATCGAGCGTTGAAATACTTCAGATCTTCCGTGCTTGAACGCTCGGCCTGCTGATTGCCAACAAGGATGCGCGCCGGAATGTCGACCCCAGCCGAGGCTGTCTGAAGGTTGACATTGTAAGTAGGCGACGGGTCTGAAACAGCAGAGACCATCGACGTGACCTGCGCGCCCTGGGTGATCAGGAGTACATCATTACCAACGTTCAGTTCTCTGGCAGCTTCGTTATAGCGCTCCTGAAGCTCATCTACTGAGACACCATACAGCGAAGCCAAATTTGCAAAGTCGATGTCTTTATCAAAGTTGATGGCCTGCTTGTTTGACGCATTCTTCAGGAAGGATTCACCAGACCCGCCCTCCACCTTCTCCAGGCTGACAAAGGCGTTATAAGGCGGTTCAAGGAAGCCAATGGCATCATTCGAGTAGTCGCCCAGGATGAAGACGCGATCGGGATGAACGAATCGCTGATTGGCCCCGCCGTTTGGAAGGCTCTCAACGTATTTCCACTGCTTTGGCTGGCCGTAATATGCCGAATTCTGGTCAGTTACCCACTGACTAACAGTTAAAGATCCAGCCCATGCGATCGTTACCTTTTTTAGTGACTTCCCACGAACAACCGGCTGATCCCACGTTCTGGAATCATTGATGTGCAGCAGGATGCCAGCATAACGGCCCACCAGGCGGCGGCGGTCTGCTTCAGCAAAAGCCCGCCAAAGGCGCTTTGTGAAAACCTTTTTGGTGTTCTTCTCCCAGGTGGTTTCGTCCTCGCTCTCGTCGGCGTCGTCACCCTCGATAATTTCCGGGTTCGTCTGCCAGCATTTACCAACCAGCTTCTCCACCGCACCGTGAGCTATGCCGCCGCGACGGTAAAGCGAGTAGAGATTGTCATAGGTGATTTGCTCAGGGAAGCCGTACTCACACCATGCGGAATGGCGCTTGTTGTCCAGACCCATTGTTGGCGCCATCAGCCCCATACGGGCGCGAGCCATCCGCGCATCGTTAAGAGCGTGATTTACCGCAAGTGTTAATTTATCGCTCATTCGTGCCTCGCAAATTCGCCATGAAGACTCTCCCTCATCTCAATTAGCCAGGCCTCAACTACGCCTCTAGATGTAGAGAACTTGCGGTGGATTTTCCCGTTATCCCAAATTCGCCCCTCCCACCCGCAGTTTTTTGAGTGCCACGAAAGCCCCTTAACGCCGGATGAGTTATCTTTCCGAAGTGGGGCGTTCTTTAGGTTTTCTGCTCTCGTTGCTGGGCGAAGGTTTTCGATTTTGTTATTGGTGGTATTGCCGTCTTTGTGGTCGACATCAACCGATGACCCAAGCGCGCCATGCATCAATACCCATACCACTCTATGGGCAAGATACTTTTTCTTATTGATGGTGACGTAGTAGTAACCACGCGCGCCGTTGTAGCTTCCAGCATGGTCTCCGGCTTTAACTCTCCCAGAGCTTTTTATCCACACCAGCCCAGTTGGGCTTGAAGGGCTGTATGCAACACACTCCCGGATTTTATGTATGTCTAAGCCCCCGTTATCACCAACGGCGAGAGTTAATTTGTCATTCATGGATTGTCCGGTGGTGGATTTATGGCAATAAAAAAGGCCACCGAAGTGGCCTTAACTTATTGGTAGCTTTTCAGCTTTATCGTATCGCCCTTAAATTGCTTCTGAAGAGCCTCTAACAGAGCTGACTCAGTCTTCCCATTAGCAAGAACATCGCTTAGTTTGACTTGATTGCCAACCGTTGAGCCCTTCGAGATGCGCTGGAAAATAACGTTTTTAAAATGATGCTGCATAACTATCTCCTTGTAAGTACATCATTAATAAATAACGTCAATTCTTGGTGAATCTTTAATATTTAACGCAACCTTTTTGGAATCATCATCCCGGCCACTTGGCCTTTGCGCTTAATGTGCCCGTCAAGGCTGTAGCGAATACCGTCCCAGCAGTGCTCAAAACCGTCAGCCAGTTTCGGCAATACCTCACCAGTGATGCGGTCCGTTTTGTAGGACCACATGCGAGCCTCTCGCGCTACGTTCTTGCAGCGTGGATGGATAATGATTTCGTCGAAGCCGCGCAGATGGGCGATCCCATCCTCAACACTCCCCTGCCACTTCTCAGCAGCTGAGATATTGAATCCCTGCCGCTTGAGATAGCTGATTGTCTCAGGACGCGCTGAGTCGGCCTTAATGGGCCACTCACGCGAGCCGGGGATTGTGTCGTATAGCTCAGGCATATGGTCAAGCTCCGTCTGCTGACCGTATGCCTCATATTCTATGTACAGCCGATTATGCAGGATGAAAGAGCGCACCAGTGTATTGGGGTCTTTGGCGAAACCAAAGTCAGCGCCGAAAAACAAGCGCTCGGCCTCTCTCCACAGACTGTCCGAGAACTCGGAGATCCGATATTTACCGGCGAGCACCTGCTTATCAGAGTTTTCGAGGTAAGCCCCCTCCCATACCCAGGCATAAGTTGCGGGGTCGAGTCGGCGCTCATCGTTAAGGCGTTCACCTTCCAGCACATCAGGAAACCACGGGTTATCCGTGTAGTTCATCTCAACCGTGATGCAATCATCACCTGCCTCCTTGCGGAAACGCTTGTCAGTGGCACTACCGTCGCGCTCCGGGTTCCAAGTCACCCAAATCTCTGAGCCTTCTTCACGTACTGTAGGGCTCAGTTTCTGCCAGGCTATTTCGCTGACTGATTCAGCCTCATCCACCCAGCAGAGTAAGATGCGCGCTTTCGACTTGATGCTGTCGAGGTTATGCCTCAGACCGCAAAAGACGTAGTTAACGCTCTTGTCGATGGTGCGGATGTACTTCTCGCCGATATCAAAGTTGGAAGCGAGCCAGGGAACAGACAGGATCGCCTGTTTCACCTCCTGCATGCTCGACTCTTCCAGCGAGTTCATGAACTCACGTGCGCAGAGCACCACGCCGCTTTCACCGTTCATCATCGACTGATACGCCTTGACAGCAGTCATCAGCGCGAATGTGCGCGTCTTAGCGCTGCCACGTCCACCGTGCGAGCACCGGTAACGCTTATTCACGGCAGTGAACAGTGGAGCAAGCTTTGCGGGGATCGGCAGTTGAACGGCTTCACTCATGCTTTTGGCTCAACAGGTAGCAACTGGATGATGGTCGGCTGCGGAGTCATGGTTCCATCAGAGGACTTATGGTCAACCGTCTCTTTAAAAGCATTCACGTCAATATGCTTCCCGAGAAGCTCAAGGTTCTTCACTTTATCAGGCCACTTAATTTTCTTAAGCAGCGCGGCTGTGTTTCCCTCGGATGACATTTCAACGACATCCAGCCCGGATAGTGTTGTTCTCCAGACCTTAGGCCACTGAGACACTGGCTTTAGCTCTCCGGTCGAGTTCAGTATGTCGAGCACGTCCATCTGGTCTATCTCAACGAGACGATTCAGGACGTATGTCGCATTTATGCCAACCAGATCATTGCGCTGCGCTTTCAGTTCGGCAATTCTGGATTGGATGTCAGGTTTTGACAGGTTTTCGGACGCGGTGCGGTTAGCTGTCTTTGCGCTGTACCCCGCCCGAATAGCCGCTTGCGTGGCGTTTAAATCGATGAGGTACTCGCGACAGAACATTTCTTGTTTGTCGGTGAGTGCCATGTTTTATTCCAAAGGATTGAGTATGTCAGAAATTGTTAAACGCTCTTCTAAAAGCGCTGGGGATGCAGGTGAATACTTTATTGCCTATATGCTGTCACGCCTAGGAATATCCGCAGCACTAACAACGAGTGGTTCTAGCGCTGTAGATATAATTGCCACTATTGACGGTTCAAAGAGTATCAGTATTCAGGTTAAAGGCTCTTGGGCAAGAAGCCAGCCACGTCAATGGATGGTCGGCAAGCACATGCCTGCTGCCTCTCCTGATTTCTTTTACGTGTTCTGCAATATGTCTGAAGATATAGCCAATAAAACCTTTCCCGAAGTTTTCATCGTTCCGAGCGAAGTGGTCGCCAGCCATGCCACTTGGCATCACAGTGCCCCCCTATTCAAAATAAGCAAAGCTGATGAGGGGCAGTATCTTGACCGTTGGGATTACATAGCCGAGGCATTACTAGCAAAGTCATTACATACCAGCGCCAGAGCTTTTGCATAAAGCCATTACGATGGGTCTACCCATGGTGATGGCAATAAAAAACCGCCCGGAGGCGACAAAATTAACGTTTCGCATTTGCGCCATATCATTACACATCGTTATTGTATGGTTGCTTTGCGTCGTAGTGATGTACGGCGAAAAAGCACTCAATAGAATAAAAGGAATTAATGATGAAAGTCGAAAACATGCTGGTCAAAGACCGAATCTGTGGATCCTGCTCAGTTTGCTGCATTTCATTACTGATAGACCAGCCGACATTGAAAAAGCATGCAGGCGTTCCATGTGTAAACCTTAGCCCGCAAGGAGGTTGCTCTATCTATTCGGATAGACCCCTCGCTTGTAAAACATGGCATTGCGGGTGGAGAATGTTTCCACTATCACCATCAATGAGGCCAGACATAAGCAATGTATTGATAAAATATGAACAGGAAAATATTAATTTCATAACATTATCGGTTGTACGCAATGATGATATGTCCGCACTTCTAAATGATGAAGTTTTGGCTTTTGTTTGTAGCCTGATTTCCCAGGGGGTCAATGTAGCGCTTTCCATTCCAACTAAAAAAGGTTATGAAAACTACAGAGACCTGATAAATGCTCGTATGACAGATGCTATTCAGCAAAGGAGTAAGAGGTTGGCGCGTGAAGAAATGGAATATCTTATTGAAGTTTTTTCCACTCAAAAAACCAATCCTATTAAAAAATTAAGTTGAATTATTGCCATTACCATCCATCTGTGAATATAAAATTAAGGCTTAAACTACTTAATTTTTCCAAAGTGCTAACATCAATGTCGACGGGCTCCATGAGCCTGTTGTCACTTTTTTTGATATTCAATCCGATACCATTGGTGATAGACCCTATTTGACTTGGTGATTTATAGGAATTTGGCTCACTACCATGATCGCTCATACTTATAGTCACCTCACTCAGACCTTTTAACTAATTTTTTAGACTTTGTAATGTCGTAATTTAAGAACAAGCGCACATGATTCACCCTCAACTTCTCTTTTGACGACGACCAACTCCAAGACAGCGCCTTCCTGTGGAATTTCATTTTCCACAAACCAGCTCTTTACTTCGGAAATGGAGTTAGCAACCGAGATAAATCCTTGGTCTTCTTTTTTCATGGTGAAAACACCTCGCTTTATTGTTTCATTCAGGCCGCTATTGCGAGACCCGGTATTCATTCGTCTGGCAGTTCACCTGCCACGTTTTGTTATGCGTCAGGATCGCCCGCTTAGTGCGCTCATCCATTGAGAGGATGTCGGCCTCGGTGACGAGGATTGGCTTTACCCAGTTACATGCGGTATCGACTACGACTGTATTATTTGTTGAGCCAGTCTTTGCGCAGCTCGTCATCAACATCGCTGCCAGGCATGCGAGTAACGGTTTCCTGAACATCAGAAGCCTCTTTGCTGGTTTGTGTCTGCCGTTTAGTTGCAGCAGTGGCCTGTTCGATTTTGGCTTTCGTCTCTCGCTCGGTGGCGGCCTGCTCAGCCTTGCCCTTCCCTTTCGAGTGTCCGATGCCAAATGCTCCGGCGGCGATAGCCACTACAGCGAAGAATCCGGCGATCAGCATTTCGATGATGCTCATGGCTTTTCTCCTGGGTTCATACCGGCGTCGATTTGTTGCTCTTTGATATCCTTATCTCCGGACAGCTTTTTGGCCCCGAGGTAGCCGGCGGTGCAGAAGCCGAAATACAAGCCAAAAACGACTTCTGACAGCGTTCCCTGATAGGCCTGCCACGCAACCACACAACTGCTGACCAGGAATCCGAGAGCGGCCTGTGTGCGGCTGAGTGAGATATTCCCGGTCATCCCGCGAAGCATGTTCAGAGCATCCATCAGATGAGACCTTTGTAGATGTCATAGCTACCAGTTCGCATCACTTCAGCATGGCGCTGAGCGCGTTCTGGTGTTTGCTTGGCCCACAGGCTGTTGAGCATGCCGCGTGAAGCGCCGTCAAAATTCCCTTCGGAGACCATCGCGAGGGTGTTTTTGAAACCAGCGAGGCCGGGCACGCCCATTTGATAAGCCATGCTAATCAGCACATCCCTGCGGGCATCATTGCAACTTTTCAGCGCGCTTATGATTGCCGGCCGCAGCTGCATCTCGGTGATAGTGTTCTCGACAAATACCTCTTTCCACACATCTCCAACCCTGCGCGGTACGGTGAAGGTGTAATTGGATAGCGCTGCGCCTTTGGGGCCGATCTTAATGCCGCCGGCAATAGTGGGATATCCAAGAGTGTCGCGGTATGGCTTTTCCCGATAGCCTTCCTCAAAGTTGAGGATGGGGATAATCTGGCTCACTTCTTCTCCTCCTCAACCAATGGCTTTACTTTGTCGGCCGTCTTTTCTGCAGTTCGCTCCGGGATGGAGTCGAGCTTTGATTTCATCTCGCCAACCTGAACCGCAAGCGATTCAACCTTCTTGTCCCGCTCGTCAGCTATATCGCGGTACTCCGCACGAATTTTGCTGTTGGAGTAAGTGAAGGCGATCGTCATCACGCTGCACATGGCACAGAACAGAAGAAACATTGCGCCTATCATGAGACGCCCTTTATGGCTCTCAATAAACGCTTTAACTTTCATGGCGATCTTCCTCCAGCTTCGCGAGCATAGAGCTCACCTGGCCCCGGAACTGTTCATCGCCTCCGGACTGGGTCATAGCTATCAGTATGCGAAGCGAGCTTTTGATGATGCGTATGTCACTCTCGAGATGGGAAATACGCTGCAGATCCTTTTCTCTTCGCTCTCTCAATTCGTTGTTCTCTTGACGCAGCTCGTCGTTAGTGGCTTTGAGAAGAACAACCTGCTCTTTGTAATGTGTAATTACCTCGCCGCCGGCCCTGTTATTCGTAACGGCTGAAGCAATGACCGCGCTTAATGGCTTCCAGAAAAGCGCGAGCGCACCGCCACCAAATAATACGGCAGCAATGCTTGTGATTAGGCTGTTCTCCATTGGGTAATCCCAGCTGCGCATTGAAAAAAATAAAAGAGCGCCGTACATCTGGAGACGGGGGTTTCCAACGGCGCTTAAAACGCCCGTGGGCGTATATGAGGGAATGGCAATATCGGCTCTTCGGCCTAAAGGTCCCAAGTAGCGGGATTAGGATACGAAAAAGCCCCGGCGATTAACCGAGGCTCTTTTGTTTAATTCAGTCGACAACCAAAGCTATGGCGACGATATCAGATTTACATGAAATATATGCGTTTCAGTTCGGTTTTGCAAGACTTGAGTTAAAGTTTGTCGCCTTTTGTTGTGAACGTGATCGCGAAACAGATAGCAAAGCCGTCTTATCAAGCCCCATGCATATTTCCCTCAGCACTTCCCAATGAGGCAGATATGTCTCTGACCATGTTGATTTGCTCACCCCGGTTAGCTCTGCCATTTTCTGGTGCTCAACAACGCCATCTCCTGCCAGTTCAGCCCTGACGTCCTGAACGGAAAGCCAGACAAAATCACGAATCCGAGATATGGTTTTCTTTGCCACCCTCTTCCCTACGCTACGCGCCTGGTATTCAGCCCACACCCATTTAGTTATCGACACTTGATGATCCCAACTAACCTTGCCGCTGTAGTTCCATAGCAGCCACGCCTTCTGGTGCTCCTCCAGAGACAGCACAGCACGACGCCATGATGAGGTGAAATATTCGACGTGGTTCACCAGCGGAATATGTGATCCTTTGGCGCGCGACTGGCTTCCGTTCATTGCAGGTCCATCAGGTTTAACCATGCGGCCGGTCACCGGGTCGGCTACTTTCTTCCGTCCACGACTGCGCGCAGTGGCTTCAAACATCGCGTTTTCAGCAAAGGCGACCAGTTGGCCTTTAGTTGCACCACTCAGATCGGCAGTCGCAACGATCAGCTGCTCACGCACATACTGCAAATATTGGACGTTCATTAAGCGGCTTCCTTCTGAGGTTGTTTGGTCTGGCTGTGCTTTGCTACTGGCGGCATATTGGCGCGCATGACGCTTTCGGCCTGGTATCGGGCTATCTGGTCACGGGTCATGCTGCCTCCTGCTGTTTCAGTTCTTTAAGCTTTGCGCGGTACTCATCGCGGATCCGAATGAAGTCTTCCCGGCGGTAGTTGGTCATTTCATGGGGGCCGTTGAGCCAGTCGACGTATTCCTGCCCGTAACGAGCGACAAGACCGGCTTCATACTGCTGCGCGACCGTCGCCTCTTTGGCGGTGTACTTACCCGCACCGGCATTACAGGATTTGCATTGTTTATGGGCGTTGCGCTCTTCAAAGCGCAGCTCTGGATTAGCACCGACTGTTTTGAAGTGTCCGCAGTCCCATTGGCCGCCGTGTAGGTCGGGTGGATTGGTCTCTCCACAGCTAATGCATGGCAGATCGGCATCACGAGCGCGAATGTAGGCATTGAAAGCCTGCTGAGCCTGAGCCTTGTAGTACCCGGCAGGTCTTAACTCTGCCAGTCTCTTCTTGCGACGCTGGCGCCCTTCCTTCTCGGCCACCTTCTGCGCTTTGATGCGCTTAGCCTCGGCTTTCACCTTCTCCTTGGTGCGCAGTTCAATGGCGTAGATAGCGCCGTGAGCCGGGCAGCACCAGACGACATTGCTGTACGCCGGGTGGAACCATTCGTTACAGACCTTGCACTTACGGCGGGCTGGCTTACGCATGATTTCTCCTCGCTGCCAGGCGCAGCCATTTCTGATCGACGAGACGGGCGGTGTAGCCCTTGAGGGTTGGGATTTCAGATGGCTTGAGTTCCGGCTTACGCTTAGTGCGTGTCCGGACCCGGTAGATTTCGTTGGTGATGATGCGAGCGAGAGGACTAGCCACGGGCACCTCCGAAGCGGGAGGCCCATTCCATGGCCAGGCGGGATTCATCGCCCCAGCGGACGTTACGCTCAGCACCAAAGGCATGGATCAGTTCGATGAGGTCACGCATCTGGCCGACGGTCATCTTGCTGGTTGACTGACCCAGCACTACGAAGCCATCACCGGCCAGGTTCGGCACGACTTCCTGCTTAACCAGCGCGGCGGTGAAGATATGCTTCCAGCTCTCAGAGGAGAGTTTGCGTCCATGCCATTCAACTTGACTGCTGACGTCGCCCAAAATTGCCCAAAGCTTGGAATTCTGGTCAATGGATCGGGTCATCTCTTTTATCTCGATGACAACCGGGCGCTTCTCGTCGAGCTGCAGCTGGTTAATCGCGTTGATGGCATTGGCGCGGATGTTGGTATTACGGAGGAGGAATTGCTGTTTCATACGGACTCCCCATAGGAAACCGCAGAATGCAGAAAATCGCCGGTGCATTTCTGCATCGGTGACAGGGTGTTGGTGTACTCGATGTGTGTCGTCATATCGTCCCCAATATGACGCGCCTGCACCGCCGGTCGTTCACTCCGGCGGCACAGATATTATGGCTGGTTGATTCTGAATAATCAACGCGAGAAAAAGGCCTCCGAAGAGGCCTGATTGTTACTGCTGCTCGCTTCTTATCGTGCCGCCAGTGAATAGCGATAGCGGGCAAGGAACTCCGATTGGGTGCTTACCATTGCAGATAAAGCATCTCATGCCGTTGTACGGTATCTGGTCTGAATTCCCGCCATCAACTAGCGGCAGCCGCGCCATCTCATCACGGAATGAGATAGTGACCAATTTACCGCCAAGCACTTCCATGTGAGCGTGGACAGGCGGCTCTTTGCCATCTTCGAACTCGACAACAAACGTCATTCTGCCCATCACCTCACCTCCCGCCGCATGAACTTTGCCACTGGATTATTCCATGCGTCGATATCTTCCTGAATGACCTTGCCGCCGCCTTTGCATAGCCCACATTTGGCGATCCCATGAAAGCATTCGGGGCATCTGACGAACGGGCAAAACTGTCTTTTCCATAAAATCAGCCTGGCGCGGGCGGCTATGACGTTGAGGTTATCCATTGTCAGCCTCCTGCTGCGGTGCTGCTGGCAGCGGCATCCATAACTCCACGTCCCTACAGGTAGTTTCAAAGAACTCACCATTGCCGCGAACCGCTGAGAAAAATTCACCGTCACGGTATTGCGCTTCACAAACGAAATATCCATCGTCCACTACGAGCACGATGTCGTTATCGACCGGCATCCGCTCACTGCACGTAATCCACCCCGGCGCAGGCTCTGCGATAATCTGATTTCGCATTCCTGGCTTGCTGTTCATTTCAAGGATTACATCTGCCAGTTTACCAATGTTGGCCTGCGACAAATCGCACTCAAGTTGCGTCACTGTCTGCATAGGTTCGACACCCTGAAGCATGGCGGCGCGGCAGTCACAGTGGCGCGGGACGAAAACACCATTTACAACTTGCGGCCTGAAAAGATCGCATTTGGCATCATGGTGCATATTTTGCACCGCTGGCTGCGGTAACTGTGGTGCTGAGTAGGGCTTCGTACCGATAGCAAGCTCCGCTGGCTCGCTATACAGCACTGGCTTACGCGCTCCATTGATAATGCCAACAGGCTCCTGCTCCTCCTTCCGCAGCGCCAGCAACTCGTCGATAGCTTTAGCTGCGTCAGCCATCATGTAGCCGAGGTTGCCGCCGTCAGAACGTTTTGCTGCAGCTGCCAGTTGGTCACGAACGCGGATCAGCCGCTCTTCCGTGAGCGGCCCGTGCGAAGGGTGAGTGGATGGGTCTTTGGTGAATTCCATTATTCAATCTCCGGCAGGCGGTAAAGAGATACGGTTTTGTAGACAGGCTCACCCGGGCATCTTCCCTCGCCGTTCCACTCCTCCACCCAGGAATCAACAACTGCTTTGCTGGTTGAAACGTTTTCTTCGTCCAGCGCATCGCCTTCCATGCAGTACAGAACAGGCCCAGCCGTCAGCGCTGCCAGTGCGATTTCAAAACAGGCGAGAGATTTAGTCTCAGCCAGTCCCGCGCAGGGTTTCAGGCTGGCAATGGCTTCCTCGCATCGCTCGATCAACTGCTCTTTGGTGAATGTCATGGGTTAGCCCTCCTGAAGCTGCGTCTGATTTCATAATCCGCATAACACCGAGATGGCTGGCTGGGATCATTCTGGTATACCAGTACAAAGCTTTTCCCATCTTTAGAGATGTATTCGATGATGAATTTGTTTCCGGTGTTAATGCTTTCAATAACGTCACCCTGCTTCATATCCCTACTCCCCCACCTTAGTGATGATGCCAGCGGCTACCAGTTCTGCGGTGTTGGCATCCTGGCGAAGTTGCTCGTAAATAGCGTCCAGCGCCTTTCTGCGCGTATCAAACCCATTGCCAACCCACTCGTTACGCAGCATAGCGTGATACTTATCACCGTCCTCGTGGTACGGGCCTTTGATTTGCCAGTCTGTGGTAATGGCATTGATGGCGTCTTTCGTTTGCTGAAAATCCATGCTGGTCATTGGCCTGACCTCTCTTCGATGCCATAAATCTCATCGCCGCTTCCGATCGCTTCACGGAGGTAAGCAATAACCTTCTCCGCGTCTTCTTCGGTTGTGCATGAACCAGCTGATTTTGGAACTCCGCCGTCGTGACCACCCTGGAACCCGATACCGCCCAGCGGATAGTCATCATCAGGCAGGCTTGTCAGATACATCTTGCTGCCGCCTTCTTCGCGATAAATCAGGAATTCTTTGCTCATGCTGATGCTCTCCCGCTCCTGACAGACGCCAGGCACTGATTGAATAGGTTGTTAAGAGGGTTGGCTGTGTCACGGTTGGGCTGCTTTGGAGTTCTCTTCGGCGCAACTGCCGGCCGGTCTTCCGGGCGAACAACGAAGTAGTGATATCGCTTTTCGAAGCCCTCACGACGCAGCGTTTTAATCCTGGTCAGCTCGGTTAATGCCGAAGCTATCGCCCCTTTCTGAATTGTCGTGTCGCGTCGGATATCAGACATGTAGCAGCCTGGGTGTTTGGTTACGTACTGGATGATTTCAGCGTTATGGCCTGTGCTTTTCATGATTTCCGCTCCTCGAAACGTCCTTCCCATGTCAACCACACGCAGCGGTGCACGAAGGGGATGAATGCCGAAAAGAACTCTGACCACTGGTCATCACGGAAGCCGGTTGCCTGATCGACCATCAGCTCCACTGGGCTTAACCGCTTTGGTGGCCGCCGCACTTCAAACAGTCGCTCGAAGTTAGATACCAGCTCCTCTTCTTCGAAGCACTTCTCCAGCACCATCGAGAAAAGCGGCTGCGTAGCCATGGTATGCAGAACGTCGGCGGGTAGTTTGTTGGTCATACGTCAGCCCCTTTGTGATGGCGTCCGGTTGATGGCTTGCTGGTTGAGATGCGGCGAACTTCGTCCTGATCGCATGGCATGAAGTGACCGTTCACGAATTTCTGGTAAACGGTGCCTAGCGTGCCGAAGCGGTTTTTGGTCACGATGACCTCGGCATATTGCGCTGCCGGTGAATGTTCGTCGTACACAGCCTCGCGGTAGAGCATGATGATGCTGTCGGCGTCCTGCTCGATACTGCCGGAGTCGCGCAGGTCGGCGTTGGTCGGGCGCTTATTCGGTCGCTTCTCAACGTCACGAGACAACTGGCTCAGGGAGATGACCGGGCACTTTAAATCCTTCGCCATCGCTTTCAGGCTGCCAGAGATATGGGCGATCGCCAGGTCGTTACGGTCTGCTTTCGGTTTGGATATCAGGCCGAGGTAGTCAACCAGGATAAGCGACAGTGACGGGTGCTCCTGCTTGTGCCGCTCGGCAATGCTGCGGATCTCCTCAACAGTCAGTTTCGACGCATCGACCATCCAGACATCGAGGTCTTTCAGGTGGCAGATAGCGTTGAATACCCGCGCCCAACCTTCGTCACCCATGTTTGCCGGGTTACGCAGCACACTGACGGACATGTTTTCCCGCCCGGCAATGCTGCGCTCGGCGATCTGCAGGTTGCTCATCTCCATGCTGAAAATCAGCACACCGCGCAGACTTTCGGCGCCAGGCATAGGACGACTTGCCACCCCTTCCGCAATCTTCAGCGCCAGCTCAGTCTTACCCATGCCCGGGCGAGCCGCGATAATCACCAGGTCTTCCGCGTTCATCCCGCCAGTGATGGCGTCCAGCTCGTCGATCCCGGTTTTCAGGGTGTCGGACTCATCGCCGTTTTTAAGCCGGTTCTCCAGCGTGTCGGTGTAGTCGTCCAGCACATCACCGAGCCGTACCGGGGCAACCTCAGTTTTGGGCTTCCTGATGGCGCTCAGGCGGCGCATTAGCTCGTCCATTGCCGAGGCTGCGTTATCAAGCGTTCCGTTGCTTACGTCGCCGCGCAGCTCGTCGATTGCACTCAGGAACATGCGTCGCTGATGCTGATCGCTAAGCATCCCGGCGTATCCGCGCAGGTTGGCGGCACTGGGGCATGCCCGAGCGGTTTCCATGATGTCAGCGAAATGCGCGTCACCACACTCTTCGGCAACCATCAGGGCGTCAATCAGTTTGCGGTTCCTGGCCTGCTTGCGGATAACCTCAAAGGCTTTTCGGTAGACCGGGATAGTGAATGCATCCGCTTCCATCCGGGCGAGAACGTCACTTGCGGACGGGGTGAGTCCGCCGAGCAGCAGCCCGCCGATCACGCTTGCTTCGATATCCTGTCTCATGCCATCCCCCTGTCAGCGAATTTTGCTTCCCGAACGCCAGTCAGCGTTTCTTCCCTCAACAGATAATCAAAGTCTGCTGTCCATCCCGTGTTGTTATCACCGAAGTAAAATGGCTTGGCCTGATGGACGAACGCCCGGACGTATGCCCTGAACCCTTCGACGTTTGGTGTCTTGAGCTGGGGAATGATTTTCTTCAGACGACGCTTGCGCTTCTCGTTGACCGTAACAGCGTGTGGGAGCTTTTCGCCCACCTCGGTGTTGTAGGCTGCCAGGAAGGATTCGTAGTCGATGCTGACCTTGTTTCTGGGAGAAAGCTTTTCGCTTCCATCGTCGCCCCCGTCAGGGGGTAAGGGGGTTTTATTTGTTTTATCTTTAGAGATATCTTTTGTGTGTTCCCTTTTGGTAACAGGCGCTGTAACCAATTTGGTAACGTTTTCTGTTCCCGATTTGGTAACAAAGTTATCAGCTTGGGAACACTCCGGAATTTCCCACTCATGGATGTTCTTGTTTGGCCCTATCATCCCTCGCTCTGAGATGAGAACCTTCATAGAAATCAACTCGTTCTTAGCTATGCAAGCCTTAGGGCGACTGATCCGGGCAATCTCTGCAATCTGGCTATCAGCAATACGGTCCATTTTCTTTTTGAAGCCGTAGGTTTTACGGCATACCGCATGTGCGACCTTAGCCTGATTGCGTGTCAGATTTGCTCCAATCAGTTCCTCATACAGCCTCATAGCGATCATGATGAACCCATCATCGAGATCAGCCACCTGGCGCTCCACGACCGCTTCTGCAGGTCTGTAATCTGCAAATTTAACGACGCACATGCTTCACCCCTGACTTAGCCATTGCGATGCGGATAACCCCAATCAGGCGCTCTGCGAATGCCTGGTTCTTGGACGCTGCGACGATAAGACCGTCTGGTGAATCTGGATGGCGTCGCTCCTCTTTTTCCTGGTACTTTCTGCGCTTAACCATTAAACTGACTCCTGTTGGATGTGTTGACGTAACACAGTGTTGAGAAGGCCTTTGAAGTTACCGCTTCAAGGGCTTTCGCTTTTTTGGTAGTACCCATCACATAACTCCCAGCATTGAGGTGACCATCGTCATCAGCGGCCCTACCTGGTCCGGCATGAGCCTGAACAGTGCTGCTATACCCTCGCTAACCTCTTTCAGCTTCTGATGCTCTGGTGCGTCCAGCATCACCGCCTGCTTCGCTTCGGATACTTCCTTCTCTGCTTCTGCCAGTCGGGTAAGCTTGCAGTCAGCACCAATCAGCTTTGTGCGGTACTCAATTGGCAGAACTGCCATGATCGCCGGGGTTAGCATGCGGACGTTCTCGCGGTACTGCTCGGAGTCGAACCGGTTATCGAGGAAGCGGAACAGCTTTTGCCGCTGCCTGCTGACATCCTCCGGAAAGGTGATATCTACCCCGCCCTGCTCCCGGTATTCATTTACGATCAGCATCGTCACCACGTCCTGCCCCTGAGAGGCTGCCCATGAGCGGATCGCATTGCGGATAGCGTCGTGGTTATCTTCCTGTTTTTGCTGAGCGCGATTTATCATCACGCCGGGCGAAAATCCGATATTCTGTTGATAAGTAAGTGAGTGCATATACGTTCCATTTGTTTGAAATAGTTAATGTTTATTGGTGTTGTTTATCGTGCACCATTGACAGTCAACCTTGACCACGCCGGGCACCCGACCATATACCGGGCCGTTCGGTTAATGCTGTGGGTATTAAGCTGCTGACTGCTCGACCTTCGGGAAAAGAGTCGGCAGGTCTGGGCGAATCTGGTGAGCCTTAATTGCCCCACCGGTTGCGCTTACAATGCTCCCAACGTGCTCAGGGGAGACCTTTGCTTTGTTGTGCAGCCATTTGTAAACGGCCTGCTGTGATACTTCGCAGGCATCGCCCAGTTTTTTCTGAGAACCAACGATACTGATCGCGGTTTTAATTACTGGGTTCATAACAACCTCCGTAGTGAATATGAAAGAAGAATAAAACTATGGTTGTATTAAGTCAACAACCATTTTCGTTTGATGGATTAAAACCACGGTTGTACATTTGAAATTATGAAAACGACACTCGCTGAAAGACTTAAAGAAGCGCGATCTGCGCGGGGGCTTACTCAAAAGGCTCTCGGGGATCTGGTTGGGGTTAGCCAGGCAGCCATTCAGAAGATTGAAACTGGCAAGGCCAATCAGACTACCAAGCTTGTAGATATTGCTAACGCACTGGGGGTAATGCCTGACTGGCTTAGCTCAGGCGAAGGATCTATGCATAACGGCGCAAAATACCCAGTGGCCGCTTTAACAGCACATCCGGCCTCTGACGTTTTCCGCGTCGACGTTCTCGACCTGACTGTTAGTGCGGGGCCAGGCTCTTTCATGATTTCGGAATTTGTAGAAGTTCTGCACGCTATAGAGTTCACTACCGAGCACGCGCGATCCCTCTTTGGAAACCGCACTCAGCATGATGTGAAGGTGATGACTGTTGATGGCGATAGCATGTGCCCGACAATACAGTCTGGCGATCGCCTCTTCTTCGACGTTTCAGTGAGGAACTTCAAAGTTGACGGGGTGTATGCGTTTGTCTTCGGGCAGCACTTCCACGTTAAGCGTCTGCAAATGCAGGGACTCCAGCTGGCGGTACTTTCTGATAACCCGGCATACAAAGACTGGTATGTGACAGAAGAAAATCAGGACCAACTGTACATCATGGGTAAAGCACTGATCCATGAGTCCATTGCTTACAACAAGCTTTGACAGCTGGGACTTCGGCAAGGTGTTCTGTTCGGCGAATAGCTGGTAAGCCAACTTTTCCCTGTGCTTTTTATGCAAATTAATATAATGAATTTGAAAAGATTTTTACCTATTTTGTTGGTTCAGGAGAACATAAGTGAGCGATAAACAAGAAGTTGCCTTAGCACATATCAATGATGTACTGGAGTCCAAAAATTATATTGAAACTAATGCTGATGGGGTTGTAACCATCGGAACGGATAACAATGGCTACGAAGTTTTTAACTTCGTTTTTCTCAATAGCACCCCAGTCATCGGCCATATGAATGGCGAAATCGCAGTGGCAGGAATGCAACGCACTAAGGTTGCGTCCGTGACTTTAAGTAAACAGAAGGCCTTCGATTTCTATCAGTCCTTGAAAAGCATGTTCGAGGAATAAAAGCTGATGAATGCAGCTCAATCATCTTTGGATGAGGGAAAGCTAGTAATTGCTTACTCTGATAAGAATGGATCTACAGTAGGGCTGGAATTTTCTTCTGTAGCATCAAGCCAAGCAACGCTCTTGATGAAAGCTTGTTCTGTTGCTGCTTCAGATAAAGAAAAACGGATTGTCACATCGGTTGTGATGGATGATACTGAGATCATTCAAACAACAAGTGATGATGGAGGCGACGACATGGATAAGCGATTAGCAGTTCTTGAAGCTGAAGTTGCGCACATCAAGAGCAGCATGGCAGGAATTAAAGAGGATACCCGGAAAATATCTTCTGATTCTACTGACGCCAAAAGAGACACCGCTGTACTTTTACAGAAGAGCCTGGATTTTGATACTTCACTATCTAAGAAACCATCGGCTGACTACTTTGAAGCTAAATTTTCCGCTTTGGAAACCAAGATAGCAGATGTAAAAGTATGGATGCTCGGGGTTCTCTTGGCCTCGCTTGCTATGCCAACTATATTTTTCCTATTAAACTTGTACCTTAAGAAAGGTCAGTAATTTAGCAAATCCGGCCACCGTGCCGGGTTTTTATTGCCCTTTCCGCACCAGCTCCGCCGCATCCCTGTTAGCCCCCTTCCCTATCACATTGCCGGTTTCGTGCCGGGTACGCTCCAGCCTCTCCACCAGGTTATCCCTGCTGATCGGAGTACCGCTAATTATCAAATCCACCACCGCCAAACCTAACGCATTAAGAATCAGGCCAGCATTCTCTTCGTTGATGTTCATAAGGCACCTCTCCTGATGTTTTTTTAAACATACCACCACTGAAATCAAAAATAAATTCCGTTTTAAAACAACCAAATAAAACCATTACGCCAATAAATACAACTATTGTTGTTGACGATAAAACAACTATGGTTTTTAATAAGCCCATCGAGACAACACAGCGTCTCGGTCAGTCGAACGGCGCGACAGTAAACCATGCGTCGGGAGCGCGGCGGGTTCATGAAGAACGGCAATGCTGCTCACAAGCGAATTACAGATCGCTTTTGCGAGAGCGATGCGTAATTCAAACCTGATAGTGAGGTTCCCATGAAGAACAGCATCAAGTGCCCGGTATGCGGTCGTGACTTCGATCCACGCACTCCGGTCTGCCACATCAGCATGTATCACCAGTCAGCTAAGAACTGCGAGCTGGAGAAGATACGCGATGCCCGGCGGCAATATTTCAACGTAACAGTGAGTGAGGTGAAGTGATGGGAAAGGTTCTGGCTCCGAATTACAAAGTTTGCTACCGCACAGCCGATCAGGTTTCGCGAGTGAGCAACGAGCTTGCAGGCAGCTTTATGTACTTTGCCAACGCGCAGGATGCGATGGACACGGGACTTTTCTGCCATAAAGTCCTCATACCCGTCTGGGAGCTTTCCATTGAGGATCGCAGTGACTTTCTCGGAAAGCGCTTCGAGATGGTTAAAAAGGAGAATTTATCTCCTGCAGAATATTCGCAGGTCGCTTAGGCGGCCTTCACCAGAGGTCATTTACGAGTGGCCTGCTGTGAATAAACAAAGGGGTAAGGGTATGGAGATTACCGTCTCAACCAGAAAAGTTTGGTTCTCCCCTTCTCGCCGTCGGCACTTCCTGACTCGCAGGGCGGCAATTAGGGCGGAGGCTCACGCAAAAATTATTAATAGATACCCACCTGAGCGCCCTGATTATGAAAATGGGTTCCTGACCTATCCGGGGTATCACATCAAGCATGACGAGCCAGAAAGATACCAAAAGATACTTCGCAGACTAATGCGATTAATCGACAAGCAAACCGAAAAATAAGCCGCCACTTGAGCGGCTTTTTTCATACCTCAGAAACTTCACAGAGGTTTCTAAGTTATGAGACGGCGGCCATCCACCGCTACCAAATCTTGCGTCAATGACGCGTCTGCACTAGTTCAGCAGCCCAACGGGCGGAGAGATTATGGAAAACGACCACTACAAATCGGCATTCCCAACGCATGAAGGCAACCACCTGAAAGATTACTCTGACCCTGGCATGACGCTGCGTGACTACTTCGCTGCGTCTGCGATGCAGGGATGGCTGGCTTCGTATGGCTCCAATGATGGCGCACCAAAAGCCGATACAACGGCTCGCATGGCGTATGAATTCGCCGACGCCATGCTCCGCGCTCGGGAGGCCTCATGACAGTCACCCACAACGGCAAGCAGTACACCGCCAAGAAGTTAAACGATAACGCGTGGAAGCTCACATCGGTCGATAAGCAGCGCGATTCAATCACGTTAGACCGGGCGCAGATGGCGTTTGCCGGGTTACTTGAGCAGGTGGAGAAACAATCATGATCGGCTCGCACTATGGAACCACCCCCATCATTCGCCAGTGTGTTGAGCCTGGCATGATGGCGCTGCACGAAGGCCGAACCTACCGCGTGTCAGCTGTCATCCACGAACGCAAATGGGTGTACCTGCACACCGACGCAGAAATCATCCGGGTTAACGACCGCGTGATTGACGTTCTGCTCGACGGTACCGGCCAACCAATTCAGCACTGAGGTGATTATGCAGAAGTTTGAATATTTCGTGATGGATGGGCGTGCTCAATATGACCTTGAGCGAGCAGCAGTATTCGAATCGCTGGGTCAAAAAGAACCGTCGAAAAAGAGCCTGCAACGAGACTGGGGAGATATGGGTGCATTCCTTGTACGCGCTCCGGTTACCAGTGAAGACGCATCAGGCAATTCACGATGCGGCGCTTTCGAAGTCGTTCGCGAAATACAGTAATACACCACCCCATTTCACATCTGGCAGCCAATCGGTGCCGGGTGACGCACAACCAGATTTCAGGAGTAACCCATGAAACAACCCTATCAACATCCGCGGGTTCCGAGAACTCGCCCGGCAATGCTGGCAAATCATCACGCGTTGATTGTTCAGGCGAGAGAATCCCGCTTGCTGGGATGGAAGCGCGAAGCGGCTTATGCACTGCGCAGCGCCTCACTTACGCGCGTCTGCATCCAGATTGAGGAGCGTGCCGCATGAGTGCTATGGAACGCTGGGATGACGACGAGTTCATCAACCTGATGGCTGGATCCATTGCAGAGCAGCCAATGACTCACGAACTGGCGGCGCAGGAAGCGATCGCCGATTACCGATCGGAGCAGCAGGAAATGAGAATGGAGGGCGCACTATGGGCACAGCAACACTGATCCTCGGTGAATCCGGCACCGGCAAGTCAACCAGCCTCCGGAACGTTGATCCCGCCGATGCGATCCTGATTAAGGCCGTAGGCAAACCCCTTCCGTTCCGGTCGAAAGACTGGACGCCGTGGGATGCCAACACAAAGACCGGTAGCGTGGTCGTATCTGATGAATGGAATCACATCCGGACAATCATCAAGAAAGCGCCTGCATACGGGAAGAAAATCATCATCGTCGATGACTTCCAGTACGTGATGAGCAACGAGTTTATGCGCCGCTCTGAGGAGAAGTCCTTCGACAAGTTCACAGAGATAGGCCGTCATGCCTGGGAAGTGATTAAAGCCGCTCAGGATGCTCCTGATGACCTGCGCGTGTACTTCCTTGCCCACACCGAAGAAACGGCGATGGGCCGCACGAAGATGAAGACGATCGGAAAGATGCTGGACGAAAAAATCACCGTAGAAGGCATGTTCACCATCGTTCTCCGCACCCTCACCCGCGATGACAAGTTCTTCTTCACCACCAAAAACAACGGGTCAGACACCGTCAAATCCCCCATGGGGATGTTTGAGGCTAATGAAATCGACAATGACCTCGCCCATGTAGACGCGACTATCTGCGAATACTACGGCATCAACAACGTTCACCACATTAAGGGATCTGCCGCATGAGCAACGTAATTTTCACCTATAACGAAGAATCAGCCCTGGCCGCCGGTATGGGCGGGTATATCAACGAGAACGGCGCTTACATCCTCACCATTGCTGAAGCTGAGCTTAAGCAGTCTCAGTCTTCACAGGCACGTTTCATTGAGTTTTCCGGCGAGGCTGATGATGGCCGCAAGGTTCAGTACCTCAGCCTGTGCCTAGTCAAAGCTGACGGGCAGCCGAGCAATTTTGGTGTGAATATGCTTAACGCGATCATGGGCTGCGCTGGCGTAGGTCAGCTTACTCGGAGAATGATTTCAGCCAGTAAGCATGTGGCACCAGAGTTCGAAGGGAAGCGTGTTGGCCTGGTTCTTCAGAAAGAGCTGCGCACCAATAAGACAACCGGGGCCGATACATACGGCATGGATATTCGTCTGCCGTTTATCGCCAGCACCCGCCAGACTCTGCAGGAGAAAAAGGACGGAGTAAAACCTGAAACAGTAGATCGCCTGGTGTCAACCCTCAAAGACCGTGATAGCCGCGCCAAACATAACGGCACGGCTCAGCATGGCGGCGCTAATGAATATGCCGACTACGCAAATCAGGACTTCTAACCTGCCGCCGGCCGCCATCTCTCACCTGAAATAAATCAAGTCACCACCCTATTTCACCTCACGGAGGCGGGTTAACCACACCCGCAATTCGCTATGCACCACATATCTGGCAGACACCACTACTCGAAAGAGGCACTTGTCCGGCTGCTCAGCATTGATGAGCGCAACTTCATTGCTACCTACTGGAGCGGCGTTAACCCGGGCGACGGATGTTTCAACGCCGGGATTAACCTGGTCACTCATGACCCGTACTACGCGGGCTGGGGCGGCTTCCTGGAAGAGAAAAGCCAGTACATCACTGCTGCTGAGCTGGAGATGGTGAAGGAGATGTGTGATGCGACACCGTGGGGTCAGGAGTTCGGCGGGAAGTGTCTGGGGGGGATGGAATATCGACTTAAACCTGAAATGAGGGTGACGCTATGAAAGCGTGGACTAATGAAGAGCTGGCTTTGCTGTGGCGCTACAACAATAACCAGGTAGCACAGATGACCTGGCGCAGCATCAAAGAGGTGGGCGACCGTCGCCTGCAGGAAAATCTGGAGCGCAACGGGTGGGGTAAGAAAGACCCGTCCGCGGTGACTAAGTGGGAGGCGGCATGACAGATGAAGCGATGAAAATGGCATTATCAAAGCAGTTGACGATTGCTCTGCAAAACCTCGGTGCTCCTGTCGAATTACTCTGCATTGTGGGTAGTTACGGAGATACCCAGACTGACTCTGACATCCTTGAAATGCTCGAGCAGCATAACGAGCGCGGAACCTGCATGGATGTGATCATCGCGCCGGAGTTCATCTGGAAACCAAAACAGGATGGTGCGGCATGACCGATTACACCGGAAGTAACACGCCAGCAGATCAGCGTGATTTATGGCGCACGCCACCGGCACTGTTCGCCGCGCTGGATGCTGAGTTCTGCTTTCAGCTGGACGCCGCCGCAGCGCCTCATAATGCTCTATGCCGAAAGTTCATCACCGCCGAGCAGAACACGCTGGAAACACCGTGGGCTGATTACCTCACCCTTCCCGGTTATGCCTGGTTGAATCCACCTTACAGCGACATCACGCCATTCGTGAAGAAAGCTGCAGCGGAGAGCAAGAACCAGGTCGGCACCGTCATGCTGGTTCCGGCTGATACGTCCGTCGGATGGTTTCGTGAGGCTATCGAGACAGCCAGCGAGGTGCGTTTCATCACCGCAGGGCGACTGGCATTCATCAACCCGGTCACCGGCAAGCCAGTAAGCGGTAACAGCAAAGGATCCATCCTGATTATTTGGCGCCCCTACCCCCGGACGCATTGCGAGTTCACGACAGTTGAGCGCGATGTTTTGATGGAGTTTGGCACGAAGCTACTGGCAAGACGGGAGGCTGCATGACAGCACAAATCACTCGGGAGCTTATGGCTCCATTTTTATTGCTGGCGTTTGCCGTCAGCAGGATTAACCGACAGTTCAGGGAGCACTGACCATGAAAGAGTTAATGAGCAATCGCGAGCTTGTTGATGCCGCAATAGAACTGGCTGGGGAGTTTTACGCCATGCAGGGGTATTCGCACCGCGCTGGGTTCGAATACTGGAAGTCGACTCACCCACACGAACGACTGTGCTTTGAAATGGCTTGTCGGGCATTTGAGATGATTCGCGGAGCCGATGTGATGGATGCTGTGGCTGATTTGGAGGATGAAGAATGACAGAAATCATAGATCAGGCCAGCGCTCTCGAAGAGATGATGCGCGAACATGCAATACAGGCTCACAGGATTAACCGTGATGCGGTATCTGCTACTCACTGTAGCGAATGTGGTGAGGAGTTGCCGGAGGCTCGCCGGAAAGCGTACCCGGGATGCACGATGTGCGTGGATTGCCAGGGTGAGATGGAACTGCATAATAAGCAGAGGGGGATGTCATGTGTGATATGCCAGCAGTATTTGGACAAGAGCAGCGTAAAGCCCGCAAAGAGCATAAGTGCTGTGAGTGCGCCGTCATCATTAAACCTGGCGAGGCCTACATCTATTCCCACGGAGTGTGGGATGGAAGCGGTCAGAGCTTCAAGCAATGCCTCGATTGCGCAGAGGTATCAAGCGCTGCCGCCGCATCAGTTGATGATCCAGAAGAGGGCCCGGCGTTTACCGGGTTACGCGAATGGTTCATGGGCTACTCATGCCGGGAATTTAACGGTGATGAATTGGTAAAAAGTTTCGCCAGTGAGCTGGGTGTGGACGAAAACAAAATCCGCAAAGTGTTGCGGATGGAGCAAGCCAATGTTCAAGCTAATCCAGCGCGGCCAGATATTCGCTGACTCAGCAGGTTGGCCCATCATCATTCACAGCTGCACATCAGAAGTGGTCCGCTACTGGCGACAGGGCCGGATCAATACCGCGTCTATCGACCGATTTATTAACGATTTCGAACCGCTCGACCACCGGGAGGCGGAACAGATCCGCGCCGAACTGGAGACTAGCGAGCACATTAAATCGCTTCGCGCTATGCGTGCGGCATGAGGAGAGATTATGGATTGGGTGCCTTGTAGTGAGCGATTGCCGGAGGACGATGACTTTGTCTATATCTGGCCCCGCCCAGACTTTGGCGTTGAATTGCATGTTGGTCAGTACTGCGAGTACAGCCCCAGAGGCGATGGTTGGTATGCTCAGGTTTATGAAAGCAACTATGGAATTGAATGGCACCCAATAACCGTAACGCACTGGATGCCGCTACCTCCACCACCGGAATCATGACGCAACTGATAGCCAGTTATGAGCTGGCTATTGGGTGCGAATGCACTGCCACGTTATTGTTTGGCCCACTTCGGTGGGCTTCTTTTTTGCCTGGAGGAAAGCATGAGCGACATTATTCAGCTGGTACCGAATAAATGGGTCACAGAAGAGCTTTTAACTGCGACAACCGGCATGACAAAGCACATGATTCAGCATGCCCGCCGGTCAACTTGGATGGAGGGAAAGCATTATCGCCATGTTGCCCCTGATATGGCACCCAAGCAAAACAGCCCAATCATGTATAACCGCGATGAGATAAACCACTGGATCGAGCACCAAAGCCCAGCGAAACGCCGGAGGATATCTGCTTAAATGTCCTTTGGCACATCAAACGAGGAATGATTATGGCAGCATACCCAACAGGCGTAGAGGTTCATGGAGAATCGTTACGCATATGGTTCATATATCAGGGGAAGCGTGTCAGGGAAAATCTCGGCGTTCCTGACACGCCGAAAAACAGGAAAATGGCAGGTGAGCTTCGGGCTTCGGTCTGTTTTGCGATAAAGACAGGCACATTCAATTATGCCTCACAATTCCCTGATTCATCGAACTCAGAGAAATTCAGTGCTGTCAGAAAGCAAATCTCACTACTTGAACTGAAATCGAAATGGCTTGGCCTTAAGGAGATGGAGCTTAGTCTCGGGACGTTGAGGCGTTACGATTGCCACCTCACAACCACTATCGAAACAATTGGTGAGCACAGGTACATCGGAAGCCTGAACACTGAAGATATCCTTAGTGCCAGGAAGGAGCTACTGAACGGCTGGCAGAAGACCAGGCATGGCCTAAATCATCCGCCCAAAAAGGGAAGAAGCGTTCCTACAGTCAATAGCTATATGGCATGTCTTGGCGGGATGCTGGGCTTTGCCTTCAAAAGTGGCTACCTGAAAACCGATCTGATGGCAGGTATTACCCCGCTCGCAAAAGAAAGGCCCGTTCCAGATCCTCTTACTTCTAGCGAGTATCAGCGAGTGGTTGCGGCCTGCCCAACGCTACAGTTTCAGAATATGGTTATCTTTGCGGTAAACACAGGCGTCAGGCATGGCGAACTAAGCGCGTTAGCCTGGGAAGATGTAGATACAGTTAACTGGACTGTTACGGTGTCACGGAACTATTCCCTGAAGGGAAACTTCACCCTGCCAAAAACCAAAGCCGGCATTCGAACAATACAGCTGACCCAGCCAGCAATTGATGCCCTCAAGGCGCAGATGCCACTGACCAGAATGATGGCATCCCACAAGGTAAGCGTCAGCCTACGGGAATACAAAAAAAAGAGAACCGATGAATGCACCTTTATATTCTCCCCGTCGATTACTTCAATGAACGGTAAGAAGACGATGTGCTACGTTCCCGGATCCATTAATTCAGCATGGCGCACTGCCCTGCGTCGTGCAGGCGTCCGGCAAAGACGGTCTTATGAAACAAGAAACACATATGCGTGCTGGGCACTGGTCGCCGGAGCGAACCCAAATTTCGTTGCGCACCAGATGGGCCATTCGTCAGCGCAAATGCTATTCACGGTTTACGGCAAATGGATGACCGAGAATAACCATGACCAGGTGGGCATTTTGAACGCATCATTTACTCAAAATGCCCCACTGATGCCCCATAGAAAAACCGCATAACCTTAACTATCTGATTTAACATATCAATATCACTTCAATCGTGATTCATCTGGATGAGCAAGGTCGGCTCCTTTGCCTTTAGCTTCCTGCCGGTGATGTTCTGTATCGCTATCCCGCTGGGACTGGCGCGGGAAAACAAAGGTGTAGCGGCATTTGCCGGTTTCGTTGGCTATGCGGTGATGAACCTGGCGGTCAACTTTTGGCTCACTGCCAAAGGCATCCTGCCGACCACCGATGCGGCAGTACTCAAGGCCAACAACATACAGAGCGTGATTGGTATTCAGTCTATTGATACCGGGATCCTCGGCGCAGTGATCGCGGGTGTGATCATCTGGATGCTGCACGAGCGTTTCCACAATATCCGCCTGCCGGACGCGCTGGCATTCTTTGGTGGCACCCGCTTTGTGCCCATTATCACCCTTGTGGTGATGGGTCTGTTTGGCCTTGTGATCCCCTTGATCTGGCCTGTCTTTGCCATGGGCATTACCGGCATTGGCCGCATCATTAACGGTGCCGGTGATTTTGGACCGATGATCTTCGGTACCGGTGAACGTCTGCTGCTGCCGTTTGGACTTCAGCATATTCTTGTCGCCCTGATCCGTTTCACGGAAGCGGGCGGTACGATGGAGGTGTGCGGTCACGATGTGAGCGGCGCGCTGACCATCTTCCAGGCGCAGCTAAGCTGCCCGACCACCCACGGTTTCTCGGAGAGCGCCACTCGCTTCCTGTCCCAGGGTAAAATGCCAGCCTTCCTCGGTGGCCTGCCGGGCGCAGCCCTGGCGATGTACCACTGTGCTCGCCCGGAAAACCGTCACAAAATTAAAGGCCTGCTGATCTCCGGTGTGATCGCCTGCGTGGTGGGCGGAACCACCGAACCGATTGAATTCCTGTTCCTGTTCGTTGCCCCGGTGCTGTACCTCATCCACGCTGTGCTGACCGGTCTGGGCTTTACCGTGATGGCGGTGCTGGGTGTGACTATCGGCAACACCGACGGCAACGTGATCGACTTTGTGGTGTTCGGCATCCTGCATGGCCTGTCGACCAAATGGTATCTGGTACCCGTAGTAGCAGCGATCTGGTTCGCGGTGTACTACGGTATCTTCCGCTTCGCCATCACCCGCTTTAACCTGAAAACGCCGGGTCGTGATACCGATGCGGCCACCAGCGTTGAACAGGCGGTTGCGGGTACGATTGGCAAATCCGGCTATAACACCCCTGCCATTCTGGCGGCGCTGGGCGGTGCGGATAACATTACCTCGCTGGATAACTGCATCACCCGCCTGCGTCTGTCGGTGGCAGATATGTCTAAAGTAGATACCAACGCCCTGAAGGCTAACCGCGCTATCGGCGTGGTACAATTAAACCAGCATAATTTGCAGGTGGTTATCGGCCCGCAGGTGCAATCAGTCAAAGACGAACTGGCGACCCTGATGCGAACAGTAGAAGCCTGA